GCCGCAAAGCCGGTGAACATTTCAGCCAGAGAGGCGACGCCATATCGCTCAATCGCGCGGGTAGCCTCGATGTGCTTCGCTATTGCTGCGATGTTGTCAGCTACTCGGTCGTATCGATCGCAGGGCAGGCAGTGAGGCTTGCCGGCGAGCGTGAAATAGAGGGCGACGCCGCGGTCGGCCGGCTCGGGCTGTCCAGAGCGTGGCAAACCATCAAGACGGAGCTGGACATTCGATGACAGGACATAATTCCGGGCGCCGAGGAGGTCGATCTCACGCTGCAGGCGGTTCAGCGCCTCGGCAACAGAGAGAGATTCCATCTGCGCCCAGCTTTGGCCGGATCGCTGTACCTTCTTCCCGAAGGTTGCGCGGGTGGGCGATTTCGTGCGTGGCCGCGAGATCGGCCATTGAAGCGGGAAGGCCTGTGTCACGCGGCACCTCCAATCTCGCTCACGATCCGATAGACCTCACGCGCCTGCTCGACGCTGCGAATTTCGGAAGTATGGTATTCCTCGACGCCGAGAACATGGGCGATCATCGAATATAGCTCGCGCCGGTCGTAACGCCGTGACTTCCAAAGTGGGTCAAGCACTTGATGGATCCGCTGGCGTTCGTACTTGATTTCCGGCGTCGAGATGCAGCCGAGCGGCTTTGTGGGGTTGGATGATTTATAGTGGCAGCCGACGAAGTTGCCGCAAGCATCGCACTTCCAGAAAGGAAGATCGTGCAAGTCCTTGCGGTGCGGATAGGTTTCGCGGCCCTTGGGGAGCCGGGCGGAAACATAGGCCTGGCAACCACAGCAGAAGATTGAGCGGCGTTTGCTCATTGGATCACGCCCTTCGGCTCAAGCATCTCCTTGAGCGGCAGGCCCTCGACGAACTCTCGGATCGCAAAACCGTGTTCGAGGTTCTTGTTCTCCTCGAAAATCTGCTTCACGGCGAAGAGAACATCCTGGATCCTAATGCCGGTTTTCTCGCCGTTCTCCCGATCGCGGGCAAACGCTTGCGACTTCGCGCGCCGAGCCACACCGGTAACCATTGCACCGGAGACGATGTGCTCCAGGCAAAAGTTAATGGCAACGTTCTTGGTTGAACCCTTTCCGTCCTTCGAGACCAAGCCGGAGACGATGTGGCCTTCATGGATGACGTAGTGCGGATTGAAGAAAGATTCCGTGCCGGCCATGACAAGATCGTCCAGCGCGTCGGAGGCCGGGACCGGGGCCAGCGTCTTGCGGAGGATATGCTCAACCGCTGCTCGGTTTGGGCGCTCAACCTTGATTTTCCGATCGCATCGACCGTCGCGAAGCAATGCCTCGTCGATCTCTTCCGGCCGGTTCGTGGCAAGGATCACGAAAGCGCCGAGCGAGTTCAGACCGTCCATTTCGGCCAGGAACTGCGCGACTTGGCTTTCCTCCCAAGGCGAGACGCGGCGTGTGCGGCCCGTGCGATCCGGGAATAGCACCTCGGCTTCATCGAAGAACACAGTCAGCGGGTGCTTATGGAAGGCGTGATATTCTCGGGCGAATGCAAAGATGCTCCGGATCGTCTTTTCAGTCACGCCGACATAAGGCGATTGGATCGACGGGCCGTTTACAACGAGGACTTCGGCCTTGGCGCCGTAGCTGCGGCCGACGGCGGCAGCAGCTGCTTTGGCGAACATGGTCTTGCCACAGCCGGGAGGACCAAAGAGTAACAAACCCTTTGGCGGCTTCATGCCGTAGTGATCGTAAAGCTCCGGATGAAGTTTGGGCTCCTCAATCGCCTCGACCAATGCGGCGCGGGCACTGTCGTTGCCGATCACGTCATCCCAGGCCGTATCGTGGTTGACTTCCAGCAGGTATTCTTTGACCGCTTCCCGAGCTTCCTTATAGGCAGCAGGTTCCGCATCAGCCTTCGGCCTATCAACTTCGAAGCTGAAAATCGGAGAAGGGTTGCGCATTGCGCGGCTCATTTCGTCACGCAACATCGCCATAATATCGCCAGATGATGGAGTTGCCATTCCAGAAATTCCTATTGGTGAGGAGTTGGTGAAGGATGGAACGCCGCGCGGCATGCCTCTGGCGACCTCGCGCGGAATGTGGGAATTGCATTCGGTGCAGTTCGGATCGCCACAGCCGCGCAACTCGAAACGTTCGGCTCGTGGGGGTTCTGGGATTTTATCGAAGCTCATCTTGCGGCTCCTTGGATCATAGGGGGAAAGGGGTTCGTTAGGCGGCCGGCGTTTAGCCATCGGTCGCTCCGCGGATGTCTTCGACGGTGCATTCCAACACCTCGGCAAAATGCTGAAGCGCCGGCCCGAGCCGTTTGGGGTCGTTGGCGATCGCACGGACGCTTTCACTGATCGCGCGGGCCTTATCGACACTCTCGGGCGAAAGCTCCTTGATCAGCGGAGCCCATTCGCGCTCGACGGCTTTGAGGGCTGCCGGCGAGACGCTGGTATCCGCAGCCATGGGGAGCATGTCCCGGGCAAACTTGATCAGCGTTTCGCGTTCTGAAGTGGGAGCGTCCGACGACGAGGCTTGGGGGGCGGTATCGTCGGACGCTGCGGAGGCGGAAAGGGTGCCGCTGTCCGCTGTATCCGGCTCGGATGGCATCGGGCCGGAATTGGTGGATCGAGTATCAAGGGATTCGCCTGTGTCAGGATCATGCGGCTCCTCGTCGACGTGCGCGGTTTCCTTCTTGAGGGTCGCGACATCGACGCCCGTCATATGGCTGAGAAGCTCGATCATGTTGTCGAGAGCTTCCTGCAGTTCCGGGTCTTCTAGCTCGGTCAGCGACTTCGGATACGACATGAACTGTCCGCCGACAGTCTTCGACAGGTTGACGATGCCCAAGGCGAGCTTGATGGCCTCGTGAGCTTCATCGCGCGTCTTCCATGGCGTCTTGCACTGCTTGACAACCAGACCCAGTACGGCGAACCACTTACGGACGAGGGGCCTGTCTTTCTCTTCTGTGAACGTGACGAAGACGATGGTTCCGCGGCGATACGAGTTCAGGCGCTCGGCGTCGAAGGGTCCGGCGGGAATGAGCCGGTTGCCCTCGATCGTCATGCGAAGCGGGGGGAAATCGGACTTGCTCATGCCGCACCGCCGATGCGCTTCTCAGCGCGCTTGCGGATCGCCTTGGCGATGCCCTGGTTGACTTCGCCCTGGGGCTTGCCGTCGAAACGGGCCATAGGGTCGAACTCGGTCCAAACCTCTTCCAGCGATGCCGTGTCGGAGACGACGGCGAGGGCTTCCTCGAGCTGCTCGAAGAACTCGTTATCGTCTACGATCTCATGTTGTGATCCGGTTTCAGATTCACGCTCTTCCGACTGGTCCGGCTCTGCATTGCTCTCTTCGGTTGGTTGGTCTGTGACGTCAATGACTTCCGCATCTTCGACAGGCGGCTTTGGCGGCTTCGGCGGCTTTGGCCTCGCAGGCTGCTCAGCCTGCGGGGTGACGTCGCGCATATCGTCGAGGTCGGCGATCTCGCGAGCTTCGAACTCATCGCGGATACCGCCAAGCACGTCGCCGAACAGTTCGCGGAGGCAATAGCCCGCAGCGCGCCAGGACAGCATGCGTTTCTGGAAGCGGTACCAAGGCGCGTCGTTCGGCTGCCCGTCCTTCCAAACCTTCTGCCCGTTCTCCAAGACTTGCTTTCGCACCGTCGGACGATCGTCCCAAAGGCGTGCATGCTTCGCGTCGGCGACGCTGAAGACTACGGTCTTTTCTTCGCCCGTGTCCGATCGCTTGGCTACGCAATAGCCAAAGGTGCGCTCATCTTCCGTCAGAGCGGCGTAGGCTTTAGCCGTCACGCCCGGCACTTCCTCTTCCGCTTCCTTGCTAGGAAGCACGCCGGCATCGCGCAGGATCTTTTTGTCATCCTTGGCGTAGCCGGTTTTCAGAAGCGCCACGCGCCCGGACTGGCGCACGACGTTGATGATACCATCGCCGTACAGCGCTGGCTTGCCGTTGATGACGGTAAAGCTCCGGAGAGAGACCATCGGCTTCAGGCCGAGCTCGGCACCGGCCATGATGGCGACGGTGACAGCGCTGATGGCATCATCGCCCTGCAGCCGGCCGATCAGCGCCGCAGGTGCCAGGCCGCCAAGATAGACGGCCTTGGCGATGCGGAATGTTTCTTCGAAGGTCTGCGGCACAATCGCCATGACCTGGCCGCCACCGGCAAGCGCCGGCATGCTCGGTTTCGTCTGGGTCTGGGTGTCCATGTCAGAAGTCCCACTTCGTCTCGACGGCCGGCGAAGCGGCTGTTCCGACTTCTGGCTTCGGATCGGCGCGGCGAAGGATTTCCTTCTCCGCCTTGTCAGATTCGGCCTTGATCTCGACGACCTCGACCTCTTTCGGGCCATGCTTGGTTTCGACCATGACCTTGTCGCCGGTCTGCAGCTCAAGGCCGGCCGGAACGAAATAATCATAGGTCTTGGCGTCTTCGGCCTTCTGCCATTTGAACTTGACGGCGGCGACGGCGCGGGTAGGGGAAAGCTGTTCGCTCATCGTACGGAAGCCTTTTCGGTTGTGGTGATACCGGGGATATCCTTGCGGCCGGCATCGATGGCGCGCTGCGCAAGCTTGCGGAGAATTTCCTGGCATTCGGGATGACCGGACATGTAGACGGCCAGCTTTTCCCAATCGGTGACTTGATCGAGAACGATCTTCGCGGCGACCGATGCATCCTTTCCGTAAGAGGCGTTGATCCGGCCTGCACCGGCGTCAGGCTGCGTTTCGACCTTGGGAGCTTCCATGACAGTCGTGTCGCCTTGCTGCTGGCGAGCAGCTTCCTCTGCGGCTCTCCGCGCGTCGTCGGCTTTACGCTCTTCCTCGCGCCGCCTGCGGAGCTTTTCAGTCTCCCAATCTTCGAGGGCCGATCGAACGGCATTCGCGCCATCCTTGGCCGACTTGACGAGCGGCATCCAAACCTTGTCGATCGCCTTTCCGGCCTCGAGGTGCGGGCGCTTCAGCTCGTCGCGCTTCTTGTCGGCATCGCCCGAAAGCTCATTTAGTCGGTTCCGGAGCGATTGCGCTTTGGCGGCCGTCTTGTCGTCAGCGATTTTCTGATAGGCGACCAGACCCTTCAGAGCGGCTTCGATCTGATCTTTAAGCGCATCGATCGGATCGACGTTGCCGGAGTTGTCGCCGATGCCCGGCTCTGGCGCCTTGACCTGGGCGGCAACTGTCGCGTCATCGTCCGGCCAGCCTTTGCCCTCAGTTGCAGCCGTATAGGCTTCGAAAGTCACCGGATACCGGCAGCAAAACGTCCAGATCTCATCTGCGCGCACTTCACGGCCGGCGCGATAGGCGACGAGCTGATCTGAACCTTCGGGGTAGAAGATCGCCACTGGCTCCCACGGACCATCCTTGAAGCGCGTCCGGTAATAGCCCTGCTGCGCATCCCCATCGTGAACCGGAAGGGTCTTGCCGATTGCGGCCGGGTTCTTGAGCGCAGCGCGCCACCAGCTCCACCGGTCGATGATTTTTGACGCAAGTGCGCCAATAGACTGCTCTGCCATAACGGCACTCCTGCTTGGAAATGGGTGACTATTCGGCCGCTTGGACCGCTGGCTCGCTAACCGGCGAGATCTCGGACACGACGCGAAACACTCGGTACCCGAGACGGTTGGCGAGATCTTCAAAGGCCTCTTCGACCTGCGTATCGCCGTAGAGCGGAATTTTTCCTTTGGTCGCTTCCTGCGCATATTTCATCAGCAGAGCTTCGCTCAGGTACCGAGCCGAAAGATGCTGGTTATAGGTCCGCATATCGTCCGACATGGCCGATCACTCTGCAGCGATTGAGTAAGGATATGCCGGAGCAGCCGGCGGGAAGTGGTTGAAGACGCCCTTCCACTCGCGCTCACGGACCTGTTCGGTCGTGAGGCCGACCAAACCGGTATGGAACGGCATGGGCTCGATGATGTTGTAGAGCGGACCGCCGAAGCCCTGCGCCTTCGCTTCCTCACGGAATTCATGGGCGCGGCGCATATAGTCGAGATAGCGAACCGAAGCCTTCGGAGCTTCCTTGCCTACACGGCGCAATTCGCGGACCTTGCGGATCACCTCGTCGAGGAGCTTCACGTATTCGCGCATCGCGTCGGCGTTGAGCTGGGCGGGCGTAGTCATGGCCGACCTCAGACGCAAAGCTGTTGAATGTTGGAAATCTTGGTGCGTAGGGTTTTGACCTCCGAGAGGAGGGATGACGTGCCAACGTCTTCGTCTCGACCGAAGTAGACGCCGAGCAAATCCGTTGGCTCGATCTTCAGAACCCGGCAGATCTCGACCAGGCTGCCGACCGAAATGCGGTTGGTGCCCTTCTCGTATTTCTGGACTTGCTGAAAGGTGACGCCGAGAGCCTTCGCAAGACCGGTCTGCGTTACACCGCGGATCTTGCGGAAATCCCTGACACGGGCACCGACTTCGACGTCGATATTTTCGATACGCTTTGCCATATTCGCCATCCTCTTAAGCGCGGCGAGGTTGTTCGAGGCTCGGGCCTCGCCGCTATCTCCGAGCTGCTGTTCACATGACGGCCTCCATGTTGGAGTGGGCGTCACTCTGCTTTCACCGCGATCCAGATCTGCCGAGGCGTCTTCGTGGTCGCTGTCTACGAGGATTGTTATATTCGGGAAAATTCCCAAATGCAAGGGAGAAATCCCGAATTTATGTTGCGCGTTCGGGAATAGTCCCTTATGCCTTTGGCATGGCAACGAAAAAAAATCTGAATGACCTATCGGGAAAGCGCCGCGAAATCGCGAAAACAGAAGCGATTCTCTATCCGCTTTTCTGGCGTGAAAGCCATGCTGGGCGCCGCGGTCAGTTCAAGGAATGGCGCAATGTCGCGATGCAAATTGTCGATAAGGCAAAAGCGAATGCAGCCTTTCGACTGCTAGCGGCCTTTGATGAGGTTTTCGAGCTAGATACATGCGAGATCATTGCTACCGACGCAAGAATCGCGACGGCTGCGGGACATTGCGCAACTAAGACTGTTCAAAGGGGAATTGCGGACTTGAAGGCCCTTGGCCTGATAGAAACGTCGACGGTTTGGCTCTCGAACGGAGAGAAGCTTGTCCGCGGGCGCAGGATCAGATTGTCTGTACCAGCAGACTTATCTGGAGTAATCGTCCCTGATTTTCGATAGCCACCCTCAAAAGCAAAAACGGCATTACACGATAGCAAACGAAGCTGGACGGCGAGCGCGAAGCGTTCGCTTTGGGTCAAGGGGCAACGCTCCTTGCGGGGTATGGGGTGGAACCCCATGAATATAATAGCCGCGCGCGCCCGCGTAAGGATGGACAACGGGTGTCCATATGATCGGGAAAATCATACGGACAACGGGTGTCCATATGAATTTAGATAGCAGTGCGCCTATATGAACCGGTGACGATACCCTTCACGATGATCTCCGTCCCCCCGTCGCCCTCGAGCTTTATCGGCTGATGGCGAGGATTCGAACTGCGTGGCATAAGCATTATGCCGTCCTCAGTCAGCTCGATCGCCTTGAGGGTCATTTCAATCAATGGGCCGTTATGTCGCTCCACATGGATTATTAGACCAGGTTTCAGGGCAACGCCGCTTTCCCAGTAATCGACGCACGTCACATAGCAGCCTTCTGGGTATTCCTTATCCATGGAATCCCCAATTACGAGAAGGGCATATTGCTTTGCGTGGGGAAAGCGCGGATCACGCGCCACCGGAATGATTTCACGTTCTTCGTTCTCATCGATAAGCGACCGGTCAACCCAACTTCCGGCCTGAATAGATCCTTGGACTTCCAAGCCCGAGACGCTCCCAATCGGCTTAACGCTCGATCTCTCCTCTCCAGACCCCATAAACCAGTCAGGCGTTGTATCGAGAGCCTCGGCAAGCTTTCTCAAGTTCTCGGCGTTTGGGCTTCGCGTTTTCCCTCTGAGGATATCACGCACGAAGCTGTCCCCAAGGCCGGCTTTCTTGGCCGTTTGGAGGGCATTGAGACCAAGCAGATCCATGCGGATGCGGAGGCGTTTTTGTAGGGACGTTTCCATGCCCGATAATCGCATTTCGGGAAATATCACGTCCATCGGGAAGTATCCCTTGACAATTCGGGAAATGTCCCGAATATGGCTGTCATGACACAGAGAGCCGAAATCACCGAACAAGACATCCGAGAAAGCCTCATCGCTCGAGCTACCTCGTATGCGACTAAGGCAAAGACGAGCTTTTCCGCGATGGGCATATCCGCCGTTGGGGACAGCAAATTTCTTAGCCGGGTCCAAAATCCCGATATCGGCTTCAACATCAAAACGTACCAGAAGATGGTTGAGTGGCTCGACGAGGCTGAGCGTCGTCTCCAGCAGGAGACCGCAGCATGAGCGTGTGGAACTTCGACATCGCCTCCGCCCCGCGAGATCGACAGATCCTGATGCGCACCACGCGCGACGGCGACAAGGTTTTCGTCACCAACTGGCTTGAGCCGACGAAGCATTGCCCGAGCGGCCGGTTCAACGGCTTTCCGGAGAACGCAAAGTCGTTGCTCGCCTGGTGCGATATCCCCGCATTCGAAAATACCCAAACCGATGCTGCTATTTCTCGCCCCGATGCCACCCCTTATCGGCCCGAGACTGAAAACAGATCGGATGAGGAGCCCTGCCAAGCGCGCGGCTTCGGGGAGATGCAGGACGAAGATGCGATCCATCTCCCCACCCGTTCCGACGGTGGTTTGAACATCGTCCACAAGCATAAGCAGATAAACGAACCCGAACCGGATCGATCATTCCTTATAACGCCTGAGGAAGAGAAAGAGCCGGCTTCGGTAGAGGCTGTGACCACAGCGGCCTCGGGCGGGGCAGGTGCATCTAAAGTCATCTGCCCCGCATTGATCGATGACGTTGGGGGACAGTGAGCGATGGTCGACCCCCAGGAAATATTCGATGCGCTTGAGGCGACGACTACAGGTCGCAAGCAGACCCGGGCATCGTTCCCGATCGCCAATGCCGAACGCCGAGACATCCTCAATCATCGCGATGGACTTCTCCACTTCCTCGAAGAGATCGACGGCGATCTTTCTGTCTCGGAACTTCGCGAGGCTTTGGAGGAATATCAATGACGAAGCAATCCGTCGGCATCTGCCTTGTAGCCCAGAACGCAGTTGAAGGCCGCACGCCGCACGATCGAGTGCAGGCAGAGCGACCGGCGAAAATCGAAACTCAAATCCAGGCGAGGGCGGCATGACTAGTTTCCGTGTGGGTCAGAAGGTCGTTTGCGTGAACGGCAAAATAAATGACCGTGAACTGGCAGACTTCTACCGCTCGGAGGGCATTGTTTTCCCGAGCACTGGCCGCGTGTACACTATCCGACAGGTCATTTGGCTTGAGACTTTCTACGCTCTTCGCCTTGAAGAGATCGTCAACCCAGTCGTTGAATACCAAACGATCACTTTAGAGCACGCGTTTCACGTCGATCGGTTCCGCCCTGTCGTCGCCCGCAAGACCGACATCAGCCAGTTCAGGGCTCTCTTGAATAGCCAGCCCTCAAAGGTGCCGGCATGATCGGGACCATCCTGGAAACCATCCTCGCTGCGATCGTCATCATCGGCTTCGTTGTATCGCTGCTTTGTTGCTTCGCCTGCCGTCGCTCCGGCCAAATCAGCCAGGAGGAGGGCCATCGCCAATGAGCTTCTTCCTTCTCGGCCTGCAATATGCCGCCGGCGCCTTCATAATCATTCTGATCGCGATCGTCGGCATGATGCTCCTGATGTGGATTGGGCGGCTCGTATACGGCCCGCAGACCAAGCCGGACGATAGCGGCGCTCCCGAGGGCGACGCCCGCAATTTCCGTGTTCCTTCCATCTATGACGATCATTTCTGGGATGACGTTTGATGATGACGGGCAACGCCATTCCACCATCGGATTCACGCGAGAGCCGCTTGGAACGTGCTCTCCGCGCTGAATATCCGCATTTCATTCCAGCATCGCAGCTTTGCAATCTCATCGGTCTTTCCTGGCAGTCTGACCCGGTTCGAGCTTTCACTCTGCTTTGCATCTCATTTTCCAAACTCAATCAGGAGCTTCTCGGTACCGGCTGGCAGGCCGTTCGTACCGGTCCGAACCCTGATGATTTCTATCGGCTGTCGCCCACGGGCTCCGGCTGAACTCCCTTCGTTAATCGCCGCTTCCCGCTGACAGGGAACCTAGCAGGAGCGGTGATTATGGACAGGGAAACTTCTGACCGAATTTCGGTCAAATCGACAAACCAGGGAAAGATGAAAGCAATGTTCGCAGTTGACGTTTTCACCCCCCAAGACGCCGACGAAATGGCTCGGCGCATGATCGAGCGCGAAAGTCGCGGCTATGGCGATCAGATGAACGCCTACGAAAAGGTTGCGGAGCGATGCGGCATGTCTGCTCGGCAACTTCGTCGGTTCTTATCGGGCGAGATCAAGAACCCCGGTTTCCGCCTTCTCGAAGGTATCAGAACCGGTTGGATTGGGCTTTGGCAGGCAGAAATCAAAAGACTGCAGAGGGAGCTGGACGCCCAGAAAGCGAGGTTTGGGAGTGACCATTTTATCGATCTTGAAGCTGAGGCTGAGGCTTTGGCTCAGAAGCTTGAAATTGCGATGGAAACAGCGAAAGGAAGGTGACCGATGATGGCAAGCGCCGGGCATAACACTCAGCTTAACGACGAGGAGAAGCAGGCGCTATGGGGCCATCACGTCCGGCGCCGGCTCGCTCACAAGACGAGATCCGACGAGCTCGCGGCCGAAGGCAAAGAGCTTAAGAAGGACGCCAAGAACGACGGCTTTTCCGAAGCCGAGATAAAAGACTTCATCGACTGCATGACGACCGACGACCCTCAGAAGAAGGTCGACAACTTCAATATGCTCAAGCGGAACCGGATCCGGCTTGGTCTTATCCAGGACGATCGCAACAGCGACCTGCTCGCTGACCGTGTCACCAACGAGCAGATGATCCATGCCGCCGGCGTCGAGGCTGGCCTTGCTGCTCTCGATCGGGTCTCGAAGAAATATGCCGCCGGTAGCCCCGAGGATCGCGCTTGGCTCGACGGATACGACGAGGGCCAGCGCATCGCCCGCGAAAACCTGCAATCGGCCATGGAAAAGCGCAGCGCTGCAAAGCAGGCCGCGACCAACGAAGCGCCGCCGGCGACAGGCGACGATCCTTTCGGCTCTGACGATGCCGAAGACGGCGACTGAGTTCCCCGGGCGGCTCGCCTTCCTCCCGGCTTGAGCCGCCTACCACTGTCCCGGTCGCGAATGACCGGGAGCCTTTTCCAAGAGTTTCAGATGACCCAAGGGAATTACTCATCCGAAGACGTCAGACGCGCGCGGCGGAATGCCGGCGCCCGCAAGCGTCGGGAGCGGGAAATCAACCGGATCATCACCGAGTACAAGCAAGGCCGTGGCGCGTCCTCTTGCATGGCCGAAATCATCAAGATCGTAGAGGGGAAGTCGTGACGACAATCTGGGGCTTTGACCCGTCTAAATCCACCGGCTGGGCCATATTCAGCCCCGAACAGCAGAAGCTTGATCGGAATTACTCGCATGTGAAATGCGGTGTCTTCCAGATGCCCGACAAGGCCGACCACTATTACACCGGCGACCAGATCGGCTTGAAGGTCGCGGCCCTGATCCGCGAGCATGGAAAGCCGGATTGGGTTGTCCTCGAAGAACAATCTCTTGCCAAGATCGGCAACACCAGCGCCGACGCGATGCTCTACCCGTGGATTGCGACAACGGCGATCGTTTCGACAATCGCCAACTTCGGCATTCCATATGGCACGCTTCCACCCGGTACCTGGCGCAAAAGCTTCTACGGGCAGACATTCAAGCCGCCGCTCGACAAGAACGGTAAGAAGGACTGGAAAGCCGCCGCTGTAAGCCAATGCGAGCTGATTGGCATCAAGCTCCCCACGCAAAAGACCTTGGCCCACAATGCCGCTGAGGCTTGCGCTCTGGCTATCTGCTGGGGTGTCCGAGACATGAAGGTCCATGCCGGCCGTTACCAGCAGCCGCTTATGGATCTCCGCATGCAGCGCAACGAGCGCGCGGGAGTTGCCGCATGACGGAAGCCCGCTCCATACTTGACGGGCGCTGCACGATTCATGTCAGCGATTGCCTCGATGTCATGCGTTCCATGCCGACAGGGTCCGTCGACTGTGTCGTAACCTCTCCTCCATATTGGGGCCTTCGCGATTACGGTGTAGCCGGACAGATCGGGCTTGAGCCGACGCTCGGCGAACACCTCGAGGTAATGGTCACTGTCTTCCGTGAAATCCGACGTATCCTAAAGGCGCACGGAACTGTCTGGGTGAATTACGGCGACTGCTACGCGGCCCAGCCGAACGGGAAATCGGCGGCAGCCTATAAGGCGGATGGCAGCGACGACAGAACATTCCGCGATAAGCCGTTCTCTACAGTCGGCCCCATATTGCAGCCCGACGCACGCGGGCCGCAACGGGCTGGTGCGAAGGAGGCATATCGATCTGACAGCGGTTATACCGTTCGACCAGGTGGATATTTGAAGCCGAAGGATCTTTGCATGATCCCGAACCGGCTCGCCATCGCCCTGCAGGATGATGGTTGGTGGGTCAGGTCGGAGATCATCTGGAACAAGACTAACCCGAAGCCCGAGTCCATCGACGATCGGCCGGCGGCGGTTCACGAGAAGATCTGGCTGCTGACGAAAAGTGAGCGGTATTTCTTCGACGCTGAATCCCTGAAGGAGCCGACCACCGGGAATGCCCACGCGCGGCGTAAGGATGGGCAGTATAAGCCGGCCAAGGGCAGCACTGCTGGACAAAACCGCGAAGGCACATGGGTTGAGACCTATGTGCCAGATCTGCGCAACGGCCGAAACGTCTGGACCTTCAATATCGAGGGCTATCGCGGCGCTCACTTCGCCACTTTCCCGCGGGAGCTTGCCCGCCGTTGCATCCTAGCGGGAACCCCGAAGACCGTCTGCGGCTGCTGTGGCGCTGCTGAAGGCTGCGGGCCAATCTGCGAAACGTTCGATCGTATGCCGGGCATAGTCCTCGATCCCTTTGGAGGATCCGGAACCGTTGCGCTGGTTGCTGAGCAGCACGGCTATCGCAGCGCATTGATCGAACTCAAGCCAGAATATGCCGACATCGCCGAGGGGCGAATTGTGGGCAAGACCCGACTTCCCAAGCAATCAGAACCTGACGAGGTGGCAGCATGAACGCTCATCCGCGCGACTTCACCTCCGATAACCGCTTGCTGGACGGCATCTCCGCAGAGGACGTCCTCACAGCCGAACAAGATATCCTTTCGGCGATCCTCGGCAACAATACCATTCTGGCGGAATGCGGCCTCAAGGCAGATGACTTCGAGGAGGCACTGCACCGTAAGATCTTCGAGGAAGCAGAAAGGCTCTTCGCGGCAAACCATCCGGTGACACCCGTAAATCTGAAGCCGGCAATGCCTAAGGCGATCGCCGGCCTATCGATTACCCCGGCACAGTACCTGACCAATATGCTTGCCGAAGGGCTGAACATGCGGCCGGAGCGCATTGAGGCTGCCCTGCAGATTATCAAGGGCGCCGCATTGTCCCGGCAGCTTTCCCGGGAAGCTGAGTTCGCCGCCACGATGGCGAAGGAAGGGCATACCCTTCTCACGCTTGGGGACGAGATCGAGCAGCTCGAAGCTCGCCTGAAGGACATGCGGTCTCGCTTCGCCGAAACGACGGCTATTGCGGCGCCCGGTTCCTCTTATCTCGCAGCCTTCCAGGCGTCGGCCCGGCGCGACGGTGTTATCGGCGTTCCGATCGCTTTGTCGGAAATTGCCAAGGTTCTCTCGGAGCCGGTCTTCGAGGCTGGCAACCTGTACGGGCTGCTTTCCTCATCCGGCGAGGGAAAATCGTCTCTGACGATGCAGCTCATCTACCACGCGGTCTACGAGGGACATCCGGTCCTTTTCCTCTCCTATGACCAGTCAGCGGCTCAATGCGTGCGGCAAATGATCGCCCAGGTTCACGAGATCAGTGTTAGGCAGCAGCGCGAACCCATGCGGCTGATGAGCCAGGCCCAGCAGGATCTATGCGTTCAGTTCGCGACGTGGATCAATGAGCAGCCATTCGAGATCATCCGCTGCCAGCGCGAAGGAGTTGACCGGCTGGTGACCTATGCCCGCCGGTTCATCAAGAAGCGGGCCAACGGCAAGACGCCGTTCATTGTGATCGACCACATCGGCAAGGTGAAACCTCGCGATCCGAAGCTTTCCCCCGATCGGATTTCAGGCGAGGTCACCGTCGAGCTGAAATCGCTTGCAGATGAGACCGGCTCGGCGGTCCTGATCCTCAACCAGAGAAACGGGCAAGGCACGATCCGCGACAATCCCCGCCCGATATCAAGAGACCTCTACGGCGGCGAGGGCGCCCGTGCGGACTACGACGCCGTCCTTACCCTCTATCGCCCTGAGAAATACAAGCAGGAGCGAATGAAGGTCGCCGTCACCGACAAGGATTGGGCGCTGATCAACAAGACGTTTGGATCGGACATCGAGGGCATCGCCGAAATCGCGTCGATCAAGGTCCGCTTCGGTGATCCGTCCATCGTCGAAACCCTGAAATTCGAAGCGGAATACACGCGCTACCGGTCCAATCAGCCGGCGCGGACGGGGGATTTGTTCTGATGCAGCAGCTTTCCATGTTCGATTTGATGATGCCGCCACCGGCGCCGGTGGTCACAAAGCCCTGGACGCCGCCACCTCGCCGGGAATTCATGACGCGTGCCTATGGCGTATGGGAAGCTATGGAAATCGATGTCGCCGAGCGCGATCCAATCGAAATTGAAGTTCGCGGCATACCGACACTCATCAGATTTTCGTCTGTCTTCCAGACCTACGCTGTTGAGCCGCCAGGTTCGATTTATTGGTCGGAGACAGGATTTCGTTCGTTCGCTGGCGTCTATCAAGTAGCCGGCGAGAACGAATATTCGCCTGACGAAATCCGCCAGATCATCGAAGCCATGATCGACAGCAAACACGGCTGCAACGGCAAGATGACCAAATGGTGGCCGGATTATTGCCGCCAATGGCGTCAGAACAAGGATTTTGCAGACCGCTGCAAGCGGGAAACTACATGGGATCAGTGGGGAGAAGAAAAGCACGCGGAGCATTGGGGAAACCACGACGCCCGACAGGCCGCCGCGCTTGATCGTATGGCGGCGGAAGGTATCGACCCTGAGGAAGTGTGGAGGACGCGCCGATGACGACGCCTGTCCTCGATACCGTCCGCGCGCTGCTGAAGTGCAAATCCTTCACGACTATCGCTGAAATCGCATCGATGGCCGGCCTGAAGCGAATGGACGTCCTCCAAGTCGTCAACGCCAATCTCGACCTGATCAAACGGGATGCCAAGCGCGGCCGGATTATCGGCTTCGACCTGCACGGGCCACTCCGAAAGCAGCTCTGGGATAGCGGCAAGTTCTGGAAGCAGGACACCTATGGCGCCTGGTCACATGAAGGCGACTGCATCCTTCTGGCCGATTGCCAGAAGGAATTGGCGGATCGCTTGAAGAAGCAGCAAATCGTCGGCGCGTTCGGCGACAGCTATTATGTCGGCGTCATCCATCTCACCCCTCAAAACATCGCAGCCGTTGAGGCTGAAGGCATTCGGCCATGGACCGAAGCCGTGATCGACGATCGCCTTTGGAAGGAAGAAGCATGAACGAGTTCGCAGGTTACACGCGTCCAGTCCCCGGCGGCCATTGGGCAATGCTGCGTTTCGCCCGCGACGGCCATCCAAAGCCTCTCATGGATGGCGACAAGCCTTTTGTCTTCCCGACTGAGGTTGAAGCGCTGCGGGCCGTCAATCGCCATCTGCTGGCTTATTTCAACGGTCACCTCGTTCGCGACGGCGAAGTCATCAAGGCTGTTTCCGAAGCGGACACCCATTTCAATCTCAAGCCGTTCGTCAAACAGCGGGGCAAGTCGCGGCTGATCGAGGTCGAGCGCCGGAGGATGCCGGCATGACGCCTTGGAGATGGTGGGCCGGAGAGCTCGATGACGATGTTTACAATCTGGCCGTCGATGAGCCGACGCGAGACGCAGCGATTTCGGCGGCATGTCGCGAGCTGAGAGCCGGTGACAGGTTCCGTATCATAGAGGCGCGGTCGAGCACTGATCGCCGCTACGAGGGCTCGGATTTCGTGCCGTTTGTGCGGACGCGCAATGCTGAGATCATCACCGTTGGACCGCACGAGGTGCCGGCATGATGCAAGTCGACGCAAAGACCTATGCCACCGGCGCCGAAATGATAGACGCCTATCGCCTGCTTCAACAGCGCCTCAGAGCCGCACCGCTGCGCCGGTCGGTACCGACGCCTGTTCCGAAGCCGCCGGCTCCCATGCTCATACAGCGCGAGCCGCTACCGCACCTGCCTTACTGGATGGGCTGCGACATAGAATTCGATGCCCACGTACATGCCTGGCGCGCATGGCGGGGAATCCACGAGCGCAACAGCAGCCTGTATGTCAGGAACCGCGCCGCAGAGCTCGGTTTTTCATTCGACAAGATCCGGAGCCCTGATCGTCATCGCAAGGTCGTCGCCGCTCGTCAGTTGCTGATGTACGAGGTCAAGAAGCTCTTCGACCGATCCTATCCGGAAATCGGTCGGCTTTTCGGCGGTCGCGACCATACGACTGTTCTGCATGCCGTCAAAAAGATCGAGCGATTGAAGGCGGAGGGGAAGCTATGACCGACCGCATCTCCTGCTGTGTCCCGTTTTGTCGCCGCACCCATGCCAATCCCAAGGGATGGGTGGAGTGGGTCTGTGGGAAGCATTGGGCGATGGTGTCGAAGTCCCTACGCCGCAGGCGAGCGAAGGTGCAGCGGGCTATTAAGCGGGAGAGCGATCCAGACCGGGTGAGCCGCCTCTATTACTGCGATGAGGTTCTTTGGCGCAAGGGGTTGAAGCAAGCGATCGAAAGGGCTGCCGGCATATGAACCAGCCAGCCTCCCATCCCTGCGACATCTACAAGGTAGCGCGCCAATGCGGCGTTAAGCTATTCGACGGCCATCTGCATAGCCCGACAAGCCGGAAGCCATTCGAGTGCTACTGCAAGCCGACGGTGCGCGAGATCGGCAGGGAATATGGTGAGGATCATCTGAAGCTCGTCTTCATGCTGATGACCGGCACCAAGGGGAATGCGGCGGAACTCTACAGCGACATGATCAAGGCGGTGTCATCCGTCCTAATCCAGAACCCGGCCTTGGTGCGCTCGCCGTCATTGGTCAGTGACTTCAATGGGCTCGACCTCGGCAGCCTCCGGCGCAAGGCCAAGGCAATGAACTGCGGCATCCCGACAACCCATGTTCTCCGCGTGTTGATCGGGGTGAAATTCTACAAGCCCGTGCAGGGCGATCTTTTGGACATGATCGGAGAAGCGGCATGAACATGGCAGTGTTCCATGACTGGACGTACGAACAAGTGAAGGGGCGGGTGATCGAGGCCGCCGAGACCCTGGCAGCATCGCCGGCTGCCCTCGGCCCCAGAATGAAGAGCGGTGCTTTCGGGGAGATGGTGTCGGCCGTCATCGCAACGGAATATGATCGGGCGCCGTCCTACCGCCGCATCATCTCCGCCGGCGCACTCAGCCGCATGGAAGAGACATGGACATGGATCAACGCGTACCTGGAAGAGGCGGAACGCAAGCTTGTCTATGACTATGGTTTCATAAAGAGCCGCAAGGGCATGTTTTTAGAGCGCTATCTCGAACAGAACGACATGGTGAGACGAACTTTCGAAAGAAAAATTCAGCGGTATTGTCAAATAATTGCGGACAATCTCAACCAAATGCATCGCGCTCGGTTGACAATCGATCTGGACGGCGTGTCGCAAAACAGCGTAGAACACGCATCAACAACGGTATCGTCCGACAAACGCGACCACGGGCCAGCCTACTGGATCGCACCGGACGGCAAGCCGCAGATCGACCCTACGCTGGCATCGTCCAGAGTAATCGAACCCCGAGACATTCGGGCGCGGCATTCTGATCGAAACAGGAGCTTGGGAGTGAAAACTCCGGCATGACTTGGGGTAGGTTCCAAGGGATCGGGGTATCCTGGTCGCGAGGTAAGGCTGCAGCGCCGCCCCATAGCCCGGGCTTCGGCTCGGGCACCATTTACGCAGGCAGGGCAAACGGTAAGCCGCGTGGCTCATAACCTCGAAAGATCCGGTTCGACTCCGGAGCCTGCAACCAATCAGCCCGTCACCTTCACCGGTCGGCGGGTTTTTCTTCGCCAGCCATCCGCGTCCGGCGGTAACCGGACCAATAAAGGAGAAGACGAATGTCCGTCCAAGCCATGTTCTACGTGAAGGAAATCAATCACCGGGCCACGGGGCAAGCCGATGCGGTCAACGTCGAGGTAAAGCTCGGCGCGGCCTTCGGCACCTATCTTAAGGGTTTGCCCGAGGGTAATGGCGATTGGTCCAAGTGGACGCCGTCTGGTGACATCGCCATGACGATCACCAATCCGGCTGCCATCGATCAGTTCGAAATTGGTGCCGTTTATCAGCTGACCTTCGACAGGGTCTCCTAATCCATTCCGAAGAGAGCGGGCCTTTCGGCTTGTTCCCGGCGACAAGACCATGGCTTCACTCGTGGCAGAAGATGCCGCGCCGCCGCTCCGGGGTCCTGAGCCCTTTCATATACGGCGCTAAGTGGGTCAGCCGGATCACTTCTTTTTCAAGGCGTCCATGATCTGAGTATGCAAGACAATTGGATCGATCGTCGCGCCAAGGATGGTCGAGCAGTGTATGCAGGTCAATGCGACCGCCGGGTATGTTGGCCGCAGATTGAACGCATCTCGCGCGTCTTTGTTTTCATAGTTGAAGTGATGGACGTCTTGTTCGCATTTCGGGCATTTCGCTACCATCTCACCCTCCAAAGGTTAGGCCATGCCAGTCCTGAAAAACGCTCGGCACGAGATGTTTGCGCAGGCACTTGCAAAAGGTAAGAGCGCAACCGAGGCATATCAGGACGCAGGCTATAAGCCTGATCGTAAGAATGCAGCACGTCTGACGACAAAAGACGACATTCGACGGCGCGTCGCTGAGATCAAGTCCAGAGTGGCCGAAAAGGCTGAATGGACGGCCGCTGACAGGCTCATGGGTCTTAAGTCGATCTTCGACGCCTCAGCAGCGGATGACCGCCGCACCGCCATTGCCGCCATAGCAGAGGCAAACAAGATGCAAGGTAGCTATCCGCCGGCGCAACACCGCATCGCCGGTCCGAATGGCGGCCCGATCCAAACCGTTGACCTCACCAACGCATCGGAAGAGCAACTGAATGCACTCGAAGCCATCTTTGGCCCGCTTGCCGGATCCGGCGACGATGATGCGGGCGATCAGGGCGGAGAGGAAACGCAGAGCTGAGCTAGCCGAGCAGGAGCGGACCGCACGGGACGCCGAACGCATCCGGGCGCAATGTCAAACCTTGGAAGGGTTCATTCGGGAGTTCTGGACGGTCCTGGAGCCTAAGCGGGAACTGCGGTTCGGATGGGCGCTTCGGGCGATGTGCAAGCATCTCGAAGCAGTGACGGCCGGCAAGATCCAGTTCCTGATGATGACCGTGCCGCCGGGCATGATGAAATCCCTCCTGATGGTCTTCTGGACCGCTTGGGAGTGGGGCGCCTGCGAGCGATCCGATATCCAGGTCTTGGCGACGTCATACAGTCAGCCGAACGTCCTTCGAGACAACATCAAGCTTCGCCGTCTGGTGGAGAGCCCAAAGTTTCAGACGCTTTGGCCACTCAAGCTTCGTGACGATCAAAACGCCAAGGGAAAGTTCGAGAATACCGGCAACGGCTTCAGCGAGGCGCGCCCCTTCAGTTCCATGACCGGTGGACGCGGCGACCGGGTAAAGATCGACGACCCGCACTCCACCGAGACGGCGGAAAGCGATACCGAGCGCCAGACGGCAGTTCGCATTTTCCGGGAAGGTATTTCGGACCGCCTGAACGATGTCACCACATCGGCGATCGTCATCATCATGCAGCGCCTGCATGCGCAGGACGTGGCGGCGGTAGCGCTGCAGCTCGATATCGGCTTCGTGCATCTGAACCTGCCGATGGAGTTCGAACCGGAGAACGCGTGCCGGACCTATGTCGATGGCGAGTTATTCTTTGAGGATCCTCGGACCGAAGAAGGGGAATTGCTTTTCCCCGAGCGGTTCCCGCGATCGGAGATCGAACGCCTCAAGAAGGCCAAGGGCTCCTACGCTTACGCAGGACAGTACCAGCAGCGGCCGACGCCGCGATCTGGCGGCATGTTCCAGCGTGGTGACTTTGAAATCGTGGATGTCGTTCCGGCCGGCGCGCGACGCTGCAGGGCTTGGGACTTCGCCGCATCTGTCGCGAAACCTGGCAAGCAGCCTGATTGGACGGTCGGCCTCAAGATGGCCTACGTCGACAACGTCTTCTACGTCGAGGATGTGCGCCGCGATCGCTGGTCGCCGTCGGATGTCGAGAAGAACCTGAAGAATGCAGCCACACAGGACGGACCGTTCGTGACAGTTCGAATGCCGCAAGACCCAGGCGCTGCCGGTAAGGCGGATGCCGGGACAAAGATCAAGCTGCTCGCGGGATTTGATGTGAAGGCCGTGCCGCCTACAGGTGACAAGGCAACGCGAGCGAAGCCAGCTTCTGCCCAAGCGGAGGCCGGCAATGTGAAGCTTGTCCGCGGTGATTGGAACGAAGCGTTCCTTGATGAGCTCTGCTCGTTTCCGAACGGACAGTTCGATGACCAGGTCGATGCCTTCGCCGATGCTCTGAACGAGCTCGCCCTTGGCGACACCTTCGATGAAAACATGTGGAAGAGGCTAGCCGGATAATGTCAAGACGCCGCAGCAGCCGAATCCAACAGCGCTGGACGCAAGCGCCACCGGCCAAGACGAACGACAGCTTTCAGAACTTCGCGGCTCGGACCGGCGTCGGCACCGATAGCATGGCGACCGGCACCACATACGGTCTCAACCCAATCAGCCGCAATCGTGTGCTGCTCGAGTTCATGTATCGAGGCTCGTGGCTGGTCGGCAAAGCAGTCGATGTTCCCGCCGAGGACATGACCCGAGCCGGCATCGATCTGAACGGCACGACATCGCCTGACGATATAGAAGAGCTGCAGGGCGCGCTGGAGCGCCTGAGGATCTGGAAAGCCATCAGCAACACGATCAAATGGGCGCGGCTATACGGTGGCGCGATCGCTGTGATGCTGATTGACGGCCAGGATGTCGAAACACCTCTTCGTCCTGAAACGGTGACCAAGGGGCAATTCAAGGGCTTGCTCGTTCTTGACCGCTGGATGGTGCAGCCGTCGATCGAAAAGCCGGTGACGGACTTCGGCCCCGATCTCGGCCAGCCGATGGAATATGTGGTCAACCAGAATGCACCGGCGCTGATGAACAAGCGCGTGCATTATTCCCGCGTGATCCGGATCGAAGGCTATGAGCTGCCGTTCCAGCAGAAGATCACCGAGAATGGTTGGGGTCTCAGCGTCCTTGAGCGCCTGTATGATCGCCTCATCGCGTTCGATAGCGCGACGCAAGGCGCGGCACAGCTTATCTACAAGGCCCATCTGCGCACCTATAAGGTCAAGGATCTCCGCAGGGTGATCTCCGCCGGCGGCGCGGTTCTGGAAGCGCTGCTCAAGCAAATGGACATGGTCCGCAAGTTTCAGTCCAACGAGGGCATGACCCTCATGGATGCGGAAGACGACTTCGAAGCCCATCAGTACACCTTCGCAGGACTGTCGGATATTACGCTGCAGTTCGCTCAGCAGCTGTCCGGCGCGATCGACATCCCGATTGTCCGCCTGTTCGGCCAGTCGCCGGCGGGAATGAACGCCACAGGCGAAAGCGATCTGCGGAACTATTACGACTTCATCAATGCTCAGCAGGAGGATCGTCTCCGGCCTGGTTTGGCAGCACTCCTTCAAGTCCTGCACCGGTCAGAGCTCGGCATCGAGCCTCCGAAGTCCTTCAACTTCCGCTTCAACCCGCTGTGGCAAATGAGCGAGAAGGAGCGGGCCGACATCGCGACCGCAGTGTCTACCGCAGTGACCAACGTCGAAGGTGCAAGCATCATCAGCCGCGCCACCGCTCTCAAGGAACTGCGGCAATCGTCTGATATCACTGGAATCTTTTCGAACATCTCCGATGAGGAGATCAAGGAAGCAGAAGGCGAAGAACCGCCCGGCGCCGAGGGAGCGATCGAGCCAGTCGACGAGCCCGACCAGGATCCGCTCGAGCAAGAGCAGAACGAAGCCGAGCCGGCGCTGTCTGTTGTGACCGGAGGCAAGAAATGAAGTTTCGGGATAAAGCGGAGGGAAGATCAGCCTTCATCCGCGCCCGGAAGGTGGAAGCACGATACGCCGCTCAGCTCCGCAAGATCGCGCGGCATGTCGGCGACATCGTCAAGGCATTCTCGCCCGACGACCCGCTCCTGTCCAACAAGGTCGGCGAGGCGCTGCGTCGCTACGGCGATATCATCGGCGGCTGGGCAGAAGCGACCGCAAAGCGGATGGTCGAAGATGTCGCTGCCCGCGACAAAGCGGCATGGATGGAAGTATCCCGCCGCATGGGCCGCGGACTTCGCCAAGAGCTCGAGACGGCCCCGACCGGCCGCGTGATGCGCGAACGGCTCGACGAGCAGGTATCGCTCATCAAGAGCATTCCGCTCGACGCCGCCCAGCGAGTCCGCGATCTCGCGAATGAGGGCATCGTCCAAGGGCGCCGGTCCAACTACATCGCCGAAGAGATCATGAAATCCGGGGATGTGGCCAAGAGCCGGGCGAACATGATCGCGCGGACCGAGGTTAGCCGGACGGCCACGGAACTAACGCGGGCGAGAGCCGAGCATGTCGGCAGCACGATGTTCATTTGGCGGACGGCGGGCGACAGCGATGTTCGCGATAGTCACCGGGCGCTGAATGGGAAAGCTTTCCGCTGGGATGATCCGCCGGAGTGCGATCCGGGATATCGAGCTCTTCCGGGGGCTATCTTCAATTGCCGGTGTTATCCGGAGCCGATCTTACCAGAAGAATAGGAACAAAGACCGTGAACGGATGCAGGATCGGCAAAGTGAAGCTCAGGAATGGCGTCGAGGTGCTGAGATTTCCGACGCCGGCGCGTGACGATGTCCAAAAGGTCATGGTCGAATGGGCTGCGTATATCGCAGCATCATTCAAGCCAGGCGAGCTCAACGGCTTTTGTGTCATGGCGTGGTCTAAAGACAACACATTGACGGAAATCCAGATCATTACACCAGACGCAGTCTCGACCTCGACTGCGCCGGCGTATGTCGCAGAGGAAGTTCGCCGACAGCTTCATCGGAAAGGTTACTGGTGAATTCCAGATTATTCCAATCGATCAAGAACACGCTGCGCCCGCTCACCAATAGCGCCACCTTCGGCCGCGAGCTCGGTCAGAACCGCAGCCGCGGACTGAATGAATGCTGCGGCATCCGCCTCTAGCGTCTGATCCTGTGGAACATTCGGGAACGTATCAACGAAGCTCGCTCGAGCAAGTTCGTTCAACTCTTCAACCAGTTCTTCGGGACTGAGGCGGGGCAGCGTCATGCCCCCATCCATACACATCGCATTCATCAAAACAAGGATGGCACATGCCTCTTGCGCAGGGTTCTTCGCGGGAAGTGATCAAGGGGTTAAGCTGAAACCGCTGAAATCTGCACCTTCCAGCGGCATTCTTCCCCCTTAAGCGTGGCCGTCTGTGCAGCGGAGCACGCAAAGGGACTTATGCTATAGCATGGGGCGACAATAGTATGGAAGATACCAAGGGCTTTAGCTGATCACGAAAACTTCCTGTAATTCGCCAACGTCAGTTTTAGCTGATGGCTCGATGAAGTCGCCGAGATCGTGTTCGCCGCGTCGTTGAAGCTCGACTGTCGCTGTTTCTCGCGCAAGGTTGATCCAAGTATCGAGATCCTGAAAGGCAACCGGCATATCATCCGGCAGTCCTTCAAGCTCCTTGCGGAGTTCGGCTACGGTCATGGGGTCTCATCCTGATTGGAAAAGAATTTCTCTGCTTCTCTGATCTCTTCGGGCGAAACAGAGAAATCGTCATCGTCAAAGCTTATTGCGTCTGCTGGCATTGGATTATCAGAAATCAGCAAGCCTATGGTCGCAGCTGGCAACGGTACGGAAGAGTCACTTTGAGGAGCAGGAACGCCGTGGGGGACCTGTATCCTCGAAAAGTCCACGGTTATCAAGCCACGATGAGCTTCGGTCACTGGGCTTCCCTTTCAAGGATGGAGAGATAATCCGCCGTCCACTCTTCGGTTGGCGCGATATGACGAAAGACGGCGATTAGCGTAGCGTTATGCTCAGCCATCAGACTGATATCTCCGAGGGCGATGCGACCATCAAGTTCATCGAGTTTGGCGAGCTGATCACGCAATAAGGGATCGCCCAAGGCTAGTTGCGATATTCTGGCGAGGTGACGACGCATTTCGCGGAACGATTCTTCGGTTGTCTGTTGATCCGGTTCAAATCGTATCTTCGAAACGTCAATGGTCACGAGGGGCTGCAGCTCTTTGGTCATCGGTTCACTCAATTGGTGGCAGGCCGAACGCAATTGCCGCGCAGGCGAGGGCAACAGTCAAGGGGATAGGGCGCTCTTCGGCTTCATATTGGCCCAAGGTGCGGCGTCCGATCCCGATTTTCTCGGCAAAAGCCGTCTTCGAAAGTTTCAGGCGCTTTCGTAACGCAGTCAATGATGCGGCTGTCATCGTCGCACCATAGCGCAAAGGTGCGCAAAAACTCAAGGAAATAGCGCAGTTCTGCGCAACATGAGGATGTCGATGCCGTTACAAGCCGGTTCATCGCAGGCGACGATTTCTGCCAACATAGCGGAGCTCGTGCGCTCCAGACACAAGCCAGATCAGGCGGCGGCTATCGCCTATCGAGAGGCAGGTGAGACGCGCGACGACGAGGAAAGCACTCGCATCAGCTTCTATGCACCGACGGAGCTCGGCCCGAAGCAGCGGGAAACGCCCGAAGGCTATCTCGTCTGTGAAGACGTGCCAATCGCGCGCACCGGCGAGCTGGTCTACGTGCCGGGCGAGATCGAAGCCACCCAGGGCCAGGAGCCGCTAAAAGCCGGCCGGGATGGCGTGATCCGCGTCATGCGGGAAGAGGATCAGGTTTTCGACCCGGTCTCGATGGCGTCGTTTCTCGGCAAACCGGTGACGATCGAGCATCCGGACGAGTGGGTCACCCCAGAAAACTGGCGATCTCTCGCCATCGGCGTCGTGTTCAACGTCCGCCGCGGGGAAGGCGAGTTCGCCGATACCCTCATGGCCGATCTCTTGATCCAGGAGCAATCCGGCATTGAGGCCATCCGAAACGGAAAGCGCGAGCTCTCCTGCGGCTATGACGCCGACTACGAGGCAGTCGAGCCCGGTCTAGCCCGACAGTTCAACATTCTCGGGAACCATGTGGCTCTCGTGGACAAAGGTCGCTGCGGCCTTCGATGCGCAGTGCGTGATAGCAAACCCGATCCTTCCAAGGAGACAACTATGGCAAAGCGAACCACATGGGATCGCATCCGCACCGCCTTCAAAGCGAAGGATGAGGCGGCACTCGAAGAAGAACTCGAAAACGCCCAGAAGGCGATGGACGAGGGTTCCGATACCCCGCAACGCCTCGTGATCGAGGTCAAGGGTGCCGGTACCGAAGAAAAGCCGACCGGAGACGACGGCGAAGGCGGTGAGGGCGGCGACGATCCGATGGCCGCCTGCATGGCTGCGATCGAGGCGATGAAAACCGAGATCACCGGCGCTATCGCCGATCTCGGTGCCCGTGTCGCCAAGCTTGAGGCAGGCGATCCCACCGGCGATGAAGATGCGGACGCCGATGAAGGCGACGACAAAGAGAACAAGGAAAAGGTCCGGACCGGTGATTCCGCCGGCCTTCATGGTGAATTCACCGATACCGTCGCCCGCGCCGAGATCCTCGCTCCCGGCGTCAAGCTTCCGACCTTCGATGCGAAGGCCGAAAAGAAGAAGACCGCAGACAGCCTCTGTGCTCTTCGCCGCAAGGCCATGGGCGTCGCCTTCAAGGACGATGCGAAGAAGAAGCATTTCGCTCCGTTCCTGACGACGGATGCCCCCGATTTCACGGCGATGAGCTGCGACGCCGTGAAGCTGATTTTCAACGGCGCTTCTGAGCTGGCGAAGATCGGCAACAACAGCGGCAACCAGACACGAGATGCCAGCGCGCGTCAGAGCGAGACTCCGACTATCGCTGACATCAACAAGCGCAACGCGGAATTCTGGTCTCAGAACCGCAAGTAAGGAGCCCTCCGACATGACTGCATTCCAATACCGTATGCCGGCGGGCATCCCCGGCGATATCTCCCGTGACCATGCTCAGGCAACCGTCGAGCCTGGTCTTTTCGACGCATCGGCGCCGTTCTCGGCCTATGGCCTTCCGGCCAAGCTGGTCAGCGGCAAGTATCAGCCGTTCTCGGGCGGTGAAGCCGCTACCGCACTCGCTGCGCTGGTTGTCCGCCCGTTCCCGATCAGTTCGCCGGTCTCCTCTGGCGGTCTCGGCTCCGGCGTTCCTCCGCAGGCCGGTGGCCTCGGCGACTTCCTGAAGCGTGGCTACATGGCTATTCAGCTCAATGGCGGCGCAACGGTAGCCAAGGGCGGCCAAGCCTACATCCGAGTTGCGGCCGCCGCCTCTGGCAAGCCGATCGGTGGCATCGAAGGTGCGGCCGATAGCACCAACACCGTCGCTCCGGCCGGCCTCGTCTTCATGGGCCCGGCAGACGCCAACGGCATCGTCGAAGTCGCTTACAACATCTAACGGCTTCCCATCAAACATCCCAGCAGTGACGGCGCTGCCGTCTTCTCTATGGAGCTTTCAATGACCAAGCAACTCCTCCTCGTGGGCAGCGCCGCACTGATGACCCCTCACATCATCCGTGCCCGGACCCGCGACGCACTCGCAACCTATGACCGTCAGACGATCGACAGCACTGGCGCGTTCCTGATTGGCGAGCTCGAACGTCTCGACCAGACCATCAACGAGCCGCTCGTCAGTGTCACATGGTCTCGCGACATCGATCTTCGCGAAGACGTCTCGATCGCTGACGAAACTGCGTCCTTCACCAATTCCACCTTTGCTGGCGCCGGCGGTCTGAATCCCGGCGGCAAGAACTGGATCGGCAAGGATGCGAATGCCATCGCTTCGCTGGCGCTCGACATCGGTAAGACCCCGCAACCCCTGAACCTCTGGGGCGCTGAAATCTCCTGGACGCTCCCCGAGCTCGCCAGCGCTCAGCAGATCGGCCGTCCGATCGATACCCAGAAGTATGATGCCATGGTGCTCAAGCGCAATATGGACGTCGACGAGCAGGTCTACATCGGTGATTCCGTCCTACCGAACTGCTACGGCCTGCTGAACCTCGCAGCCGTCACCCCGAGCAACGTTCTCAGCGATGGCACCGGCAGCTCGCCGCTCTGGATCAACAAGACGCCGGCGCAGATCCTGCGAGACGTCAATAGCCTCCTGAACGCGGTATGGGCCGCTTCCGGCTGGGCACAGGCCCCGACCGATCTGCGTCTGCCTCCGGTCCAGTTCGGCTACATCGTCTCACAGACGGTCAGCTCCGCCGGCAACATCTCGATCCTTGAGTTCCTGAAGCAGAACAGCCTCTCGAACTCGGTCAACGGCAAGCCGCTGAACATCCAGCCGCTGAAGTGGCTGACCGGCCGTGGTGCTGCCGGTGTGGATCGCATGATGGCCTACACCAAGGACAAGAAGTACGTCCAGTTCCCGATGGTTCCGCTGCAGCGCACGCCGGTCGAATACCGGTCGCTGTACCAGATCACGACCTACTACGGCCGCCTCGGCCAGGTCGAGGCCCGGTACCCGGAAACCGTCGGTTACGCCGACGGCCTCTAAGATCTGAGGAACATGTGCGGCCGGTCTCTTCGGGGGCCGGCTCCCCTTTTGAATGAGGATGTCACCATGCCCAAGATCAACGTGGCAAAGCCGTTTCGACTGAATATGCCAGACGGCACAACCAAGGACTTCGATGTAGGCGAGCAGAGCGTCGACAAGGAAATCGCCGACCACTGGTTTGTCAAAGCGCATCTCGTCGGCGCGTCGTTTGAGCCGAAAGAAGGCTCATTTGAGTATGCGCAGCGAAATCGCGCGCTGAAGAGCGAGGAAGACACTGTCGCCGCCGAGCAGCAGGCCGAAGCCGATGCACAGGCTCGGGCCGACGCCGAGGCGAGGGCAGCCGCGCTCCTGCAAAAGACTAACGAGACCATTGCTGCCGTCGCCCAGCAGGCGCAGGACAACCTCACAAGGAAGGATCCTCAGCCGGCTAATGCCGTTACCGATCTTCCGCCGATCCCGCTCGCATCCGGTGCGCCGGCCGGTGAAGGATCGCAGACCGCTGGCGAAGGCGGAGATCAGCAGCAGGCCGCCGGCGAAGAACAGGCTCCCCAGCAGTCGCAGGGCGAGGCCGGTACCAACGACGGTGAAAAGACCGCCGAGCAGAAGGCCGAATAAGTGGTCGATGTCGCTCAGTTCCGCCAGGATTTCCCGGAGTTCGCCGAGACAACAGCCTATCCGGACGCCAATGTGAATTTCTGGCTCACGGTCGCAACTCAGCTGATCAATGTCGATCGCTGGGTAGGCTTGGCGGATCTGGGCATCGAACTGCTCACGGCTCATAACCTTGTGCTGTGGAAGCGTGCCCAGATCGCGAGTTCGAAAGGTGGGGTTCCCGGTCTGTCGACCGGCGTGACTTCCTCCAAAGCGGTCGCGGACGTTTCGGTCGGCTATGACACGGCGGTGGCTTCGGTCAAGGACGGCGGCAATTACAATCTGACCGATTACGGGACCCGCTATCTCGATCTCGTCTCCATGATGGGCGCAGGCGGCCTGCAACTCTGATGGCAAAGTCCGGTGTGACTATGACCAAGGATGACGTCGACGCCATCCTGAAGCAGATCCGCGCGCTCACCAAGCAAGAGGTCCTGATCGGCGTTCCGGATGAGAATGCCGGTCGACAGCCGGAACAAGGTGAAGAGCAAGAGCCGATTTCGAATGCCGAGATTGGCTATGTCATGGAGTTCGGCCTTCCCGAGAAGAACATCCCGGCCAGGCCACATCTTGTTCCCGGCGTCGAAGAGGCCAAGGACAAGCTCGGCGATGTTCTACAAGCCGGCGCCATGAAAGCGCTCTCTGGCGATAAGCAGGCGGCCGATATCGCGCTGAACAAGGCTGGCCTTGTCGGACAAAACGCGGTCCGCAACAAGATCACCGAGGGGCCATTCGTTCCACTCGCGCCGAAGACGTTGGCTGATCGCAAGCGCCGTGGCCGAACCGGCGAGAAACCGCTCATCGATACGGGCGCTTACAGGAACAGCATCACGTACGTAATCAGACCAAAAGGTAAATGATGCCCAAACGGCCTGCGGTTGAAACTCCTGAGCAGCGGGAGAAACGTCTTATTCGCCAACGTGCATATGAAGCAAGGCGCAGAGCGCGTGATCCAGAGGGAATGAAACGCGCACAAGCCGCTAGTTCCCGCAAATATCGCGAGAATAATCAGGAAAAGGCGAAGGAGACCAACAAACGTTGGCGAGAAAACAATCGCGATAGATTTAACGAACGGCGGCGTGCTTGGCGGTCACGAAACTTAGTGAGGGCATTGTTCCTTGAAGCAAGAAGCAGAGCAAAATCCAGAGGAATAGAATTCGCCATCGAGATGGAGGATATTCCCCCGATGGGAGAGCGATGCCCATTGCTTGGACATCCTTTCCCGCCATCAGATGTGAGGAGAACGCCGCTCTCCCCCTCGCTCGATCGCATTGATTCTACACTGGGATATGTTCCCGGGAACGTCTGGATCGTTGGATATCGGGCCAACCTTATCAAAAATGACGGGACTGCTGAAGAGCATGAAGCTATTGCGAAAGCAATGCGCGCTCATGATCATCTCATCCGCGCGAAAGGCAAGTGATGCCGCTTCTCGATGTGACAGAAATCCTGAGCGATCCGGATTTCGCCGACACGATCACCGTCACGCGATCGAGCCAAACAGGCTTTGATCATGGCCGGCCGATCGTCACAACGCAGACCTTTCCGAATGTTACGGCTGTTGTCACGGCCGGGCAGGGTGACATCCTCAAGTACTTTCCCGAGATGGCAAACATCCAGGGCGCCATCCTGATCCACACGACTTTCCGGCTCACGTCGGTCAGCGAGACCACCCAAGCCGACATCATCACGTGGCAGGGGCGAGATTACCAAATCACCGGCGTCAATGATTGGTCGACGTTCGGCGCCGGCTTCATCATGGCCGTCGGCACGCTCAAGAACTTCGTCGAGGCTGCACCATGACGGATTCATCGACGGGCGGCTATCTTGCGCCGACCTCACCGCCGCCGGCCGCGGGCGACGCGCTTGACAATCAGATCCAAGAGGCAGTCGTCGGCATCACGGGTCTCAACAGCGATTTCGTGCGGCCACGCTGGATACCTACGCCGATCGCACAGCCGCCGGCCGGCACCGATTGGTGCGCCGTAGGCGTTACTCGGCTGGTCGGCGACACCTATGCATGGGTCGGACACCATCCCGACGGCGACGGTCACGACGAAATGCAGCGCCATGTCACCTTTGAGGTTCTGGCGAGCTTCTACGGGCCGAACGGGCAGGCATATGCTGGGATACTTCGCGACGGCCTGCAGATCCCGCAGAACCGCGAGGCGCTTTATCTGCAGGACATCGCTTTCGTCGAGGCGTCTGAAATCATCGCCGCCCCGGCGCTCATCAATGAGCAGTGGATCAGGAAGTACGACCTGGCCATCACTCTTCGAACCCAGATCACCCGCACGTACGCCGTGCTGAACTTGCTTTCGGCAAGCGGAACGATCGTCACCGAAACCTTTACCCAACCTTGGGAAACGCCAGCCTAGGAGAGCTGATCTATGGCTTCTGGTCTTAACGTCAATCGTGTCGTCAACGTCACGATCAACCTTGCTCCGACAGCGGCTCCCGTTCGCAATTTCGGTGCACTCCTCATCCTCGGATCGTCCGACGTCATCGATACCAATGAGCGTCTGCGGTCCTATTCTGACCTTGATGGTGGCGCTGAAGATTTTGGTACGGCGTCGCCTGAATACTTGGCTATGGACGCCTTTTTCTCGCAGTCACCGCAGCCGTCCTTAGTCTATGTCGGCCGCTGGGCGCAGACCGCCACAGCGGGGCGCCTAAATGGTGGGGTGCTCTCAGCAGCCCAACAGGATATTTCGAACTTCGACGCCATTACGAACGGCTCGATGAAGATCGATGTCGATGGCGTGACCAAGACGCTCTCGGCGTTGAACTTCTCTTCCGTGACAAACCTCAATGGCGTGGCATCGATCATCCAGACGGCTCTCGCAGGTGCGTCTTGTGTCTGGGATGCGGTTTCGCAGCGATTTGTCATTGAGAGCGGAACGACAGGCACGAGCTCGACCATCGGTTACGCGTCGGCGACCGGCAGCGGTACCGATATCTCGGCCATGCTCAATCTCGTGACGGGCATTGCATCGCCCCCTGTCGCCGGCGTCGCGGCGGAGACGCTGCTCGCTGCCGTTCAGGAGCTCGCAGATATCTCGAACGACTGGTACGGCCTTATGGTCGCCACGGCCACGCCTCCGGGCAATTCCGATCATCTCGCTGTCGCTTCCTTCATCGAAGGGGCGTCGCAGAGCCATATCTATGGCATTACGATCACAAACCCGTCGGTGCTGGATTCGACAGTCACGAACGATCTGGCAAGCCTTCTCAAGGCCGCCAAGTACAAGCGGACCTTCACCCAATATTCGTCGTCGAGCCCTTATGCCGTCGCTTCGATGTATGGCCGCGCCTTCACGGTCAATTTCGAGGCGAACAACACGACGATCACCTTGAAGTTCAAGCAAGAGCCGGGGATCACTGCCGAGACGATCAAGGAGAGCCAGGCCAACGCCCTCGAGGCGAAAAATTGCAACGTCTTCGTCAACTACAACAATGACACTGCGATCATCGAGCAAGGTGTCATGGCGAACGGCTACTTCTTTGACGAGGTTCACGGCACGGACTGGCTTCAGAATGCCATCCAGACCGATTGCTATAACCAGCTCTACCAGAGCCCGACAAAGATTCCGCAGACCGATGACGGCACGCATATTCTGGTTACCACGATCGAGGGCACTTGCTCCCGCGCGGTCAACAATGGCCTAGCGGCTCCTGGCATCTGGAACTCGGCCGGCTTCGGTCAGCTTAAGCAAGGCCAGATGTTGAGCTCCGGCTACTACGTCTATGCGCCGCCAGTGGCGACCCAAAGCCAACCTGATCGTGAGGCGCGCAAGGCCGTTCCCATCCAAACCGCTGTCAAGCTCGCCGGGGCCATCCACAGCGTGGATGTCCTCGTCAACGTCAATCGCTGAGCCGGAGATAATCTATGAGCACATATTCCTTTGCCAACGTCGTCGCGGCGATCCAAGGCCCCGGCGGCTCCATCTCCCTCGGCAATGGTGCTGGCACTTCGGAAGAGGGCATCACGGTCACCATGACCGAAGACAAGAACACCATGACGATCGGCGCCGACGGCTCCGGCATGCATTCGCTGCACGCTGGCAAGAGCGGCACGATCACGGTCCGGCTGCTCAAGACCAGCCCGACCAATGCGCTGCTGATGGAAATGTACAATTTCCAGACCGCATCCTCAGCCAATCACGGGCAGAACGTCATTTCGGTCCGTGACCCGGTGCGCGGTGACAGCGTCCAGGCATCGCAGTGCGCGTTCAAGAAAGCCCCTGACCTCAGCTATGCGAAGGAGGGCAACACAAACGAGTGGGGCTTCGATTGCATCTACATCGATGAAAAGCTCGGCGTCGGCACGCCGGCCATTTGAGGTGAGCCATGGCTGAGTTCGAAATCAATGGGATCAAATACCGATCCTCGCAAATGAACGCCATGAAGCAGTTCAATGTCGTTCGACGGCTTGCGCCAATCCTCGACAGCGTCAAGAACATGCTCGACATGAAGCTCGAGGATGGTCTTGGGATCGTCGCCCAAGCGATATCCAATATGAGCGATGCTGACACCGAATACGTGATCGGATCCTGCATGGCCGTCGTTACGCGTGAGCAGCCAGGCGGTGCAGGATGGGCCAAAGTCTGGTCGTCTGAGGCAAAGGCGCCAATGTTCTCTGACATCGACATGGCTGTGATGCTGAGGATCGTTTTCGCCGTGATCGGAGAAGCGATCGTCCCTTTCTTCGGCGCGCTCCCTTCGATGTCCCAAACTTAGCCCCTTCACCCGCCTATGAAGCGGTAGCGCTCCCCGATGGCATGAGCTGGCTGATGCGGCCGGTTCTCCGCGGTCTCTGCAAGTTCGAAAGCCTTAAAGACGGCACGCTCGATATTTGCGACATCGCCCTTATGAACGAAGCACTGAGCGTCGCGGACGAAAACCAGTCTCGCGCCCAGCAAGCAACCCAACAGGCTAACGGAGGCAGATGATGGCCGGATCAACGACCATCCGCGAGTTTCTTGTCAGCCTGGGCTATACCGTCGACGGAAACTCTGAACGCAAGTTCAAGGAATCCATGCGGGGTGCGACGCTGCAGGCTCAACTCTTGGCCGATGCCATTGAAGGCATGGTCAAGGTGGTCGCCGATGGTGTCCAGAAGGTCGCCCGGAGCTTCGATAGCCTTTACTGGTCATCCCAGCGGACCGGCGCGTCGGTCCAGAATATCAGGGCGCTGTCCTATGCGGTGTCGCAACTCGGCGGCTCCTACGACGGCACTCGGTCCGCAATCGAAGCGTTCGGTCAGCATCTGCGGAGCAATCCCGGCTATTCGAGCATGCTTCGCTCGCTCGGCATCGCGACCGAGCAGAACGGCAAGATGCGCGACCAGGTCGATATCCTCCGGGATCTCGGCAAGGTGCTATCGACAAAATCCTATCCGATCGCACTCCAATATGGCGGCGCGCTCGGTCTGGACGAGAACACGCTACGCGCCTTGATGAGCGGCGATCTCGGCCGGAGGATGGACGAATACGTCAAGATCCAGCAGGCCGCTGGTCTCGATAGCGAAGAGGCGGCAAAGAGGTCGAAAGACTTCATGCAGGCCTTGACGCAGCTGCAATCGACGATCGAAGCGGTGGTCACCAAGGTACTGACCGATCTTGAACCGACACTAACCGAAAAGCTGAACGCTCTCAGCCAGTGGTTCATCGACCACAAGGAAGACATCAAGCAGTTTATCATAGCTGTGAGTGACGCGATCGAGGGCCTGATTGAAGATCTTGGCAAACTGATCGAGGCATTCAAGCCTGTCTTTAAGACCTTCGACGACATGGCGAAGGCGCTGACCGGCAAGGATGGCCTGCAGGCAGCTTTCGAAACCTTTGCGGTATTCCTCGCCGGTTCGTGGCTCTTGCGCGTGCTGGGCGTCTTTGGGCAGGTCAGAATTGGGTGGCTGGCCCTTGCTGCTCTTGTCGGCTTTGCGCCGAATTCCATGGAGCAAGCAAAAGCAAACGGGGACGCGATCAACGATGCGATCGGCGGAACTGGTATCGGGTCTTGGTTCGTCGGAGCTCGGAACAAGGTTCGCGGTTGGTTCGGACTTTCTCCCATCGATGCGCGCGGAAATACAAAGGTCGGCCCCGAAGCCGGCAAGCCTCTTTCGAACAGCCAGCGTGATCAGAATGCGCAGGAAACCTACAAGATCCTACGCGATGCGGGTCTTTCGCGCGAAGCCGCGCTCGGCATTGTCGGAAATGAGGATGCAGAAAGTGGTTTTAATCCGCGAGCCACCGGCGACGGCGGCCAGGCATCCGGCGGCTTCCAATGGCATCCTGATCGCCAAGCCGCGATCCTGAAGGGGACCGGTATCGACGTCACGGATCCGACGACTCCTCATGGCGATCATGTACGCGCGGCCCTATGGGAAATGCAGCACAGCAGCGATCCAGGCGCCCGGAGGGCATGGACACTTTTGCAAGATGCCAAAACTCCAGCAGAGGCTGCGGCAATCTTCACGCAATACTTTGAACGTCCTGCCGATGTGCCAGGCCAATCACAGGCACGCGGCGTCAAAGCAAACACATGGGCGACACGTCTGAAGGATGCTGCCGATAACCCGCTGACGAAGGAGAACTTCCCGGGGATTTCCAAAGATCGTCCGACAAAGGATGACGACCTACGTCAGCTCATGAAAAATGGCGCGACGAATGCCGCACTGACGGCCGGCCCGCTCACGACGAACGGCAGCACCAACAATGTCACCTTACAGCAGACCACAAATATCAGCGTGATGGGATCTGGCGACCCGACTTCGACCGCTAGTTCGGTCGAGCGCCGGCAAAACTCGGTGAATTCGCTGATGCTCAGGAACACTCAGGGTGCCGTTAGATGAGCCTCATAGACGACCTATACGCTCTGATCTCGGCGCCCTTTCGCGCGATCGGGACGATTGTTCCAGACGTCGTTGTCGAGGAGAACCATCGGGATCAGCTCGTCATCACGGATCATCCGGTCGAGCGCGGTGCCGCGATTTCGGATCATGCGTTCAAGCTACCGGTTGAGGTGGAAATCCGTTGTGGGTTCTCCAACTCGACGGTCGGCGCCGAAGGCTATGTCCAGGAGGTCTATCAGGAGTTCCTCGATCTGCAGGCGGCTCGTCAGCCATTCGATGTGTTCACCGGAAAGCGCCAATATTCCAATATGTTGATCAGGTCACTTGAAGTGACGACTGATGAACGTAGCGAACATGCGCTCTATCTCGTGGCAGGTCTTCGAGAGGTACTCATTGTCGACACCGCAACCACGAAGTCGCCAGCGCAAAGTGTGCAGGCGTCTCCTCAGAAGACTGCGGGAGTGGTGAACACCGGTGCAAAGCAAATCACCGGGCCAATCCAGGCGGCCGGCGGTTAAGCCTGACCCTTTTCCAACAGTTGTTGGAGAAGTTTGGTCTGCTCTTCCGATGTGGAGCGGATCATCGTCAGTTCAGACGACATCCGGCCGAAGACGGCGATGAGCAATCCGGTGACCAGCGAAGAGATCGCCATCACGAGATAGGACCCGAAAAATGGATGTCCTTGATATCCCGCCAATACGGCGATCAAAGCAAAGACCGAAATCGTAAAGATGAGGTCGCCGACCCGCTGAACATAATTGCCCACTGATGTGCTCCGAGGCGTTGAATTGAAGGTGGGGCATGTTGAATCTATTTCGCGCGAAAGTCGAGAGCTGACGCGCATAGTGATGGTGAACGATGGCAACGACATATGAAATCCCGCTGTCACCCACGCCGCAGACCTTCAGCATCCTCCTGGCCGGCATCTCCTATCAGTTGACCGTCCGATATACCGACGCGCCGATGGGCGGCTGGTTGCTCGATATCGCCGATCAGAATGGCGACAACATCCTCTGCGGCGCGCCCTTGGTTACCGGCCATGATCTGCTCGAGCAATATGCCTATCTCGGTATCGACGGTCAGTTGATCGTCCAAACCGATGCCGACCCCGACGCCGTGCCGACATTCAACAATCTTGGTGTGGAATCACACCTGTATTTCGTGACGCCATGACCCGTCAGTGGATCCGGTATTGCAAGCTCACGGTTGAGGGCGGCGGTGAGGCGATCGACCTGTCGGAACTTCGTATCCGGTTCAACGTCGCGCAGCACACTCTCCAGTCGCCGAACGTTGGAGACATCACAATCTCGAACCTCTCGGATCAGACGGTCCAGAGGATCAAGAACGAAGGCACAACCGTCACGCTCGAAGCCGGATATCAGGACGGCTATGGCCTCATCTTCAAGGGCCAAATCATTCAGAAACGGCGCGGCCGTGAAAATCCGGTCGATACCTATCTGAACATCCTCGCCCAAGGCGGTGACCAGGCTTACAACCACGCTGTCGTCAACAAGACGCTCGCGGCCGGCCATACCTACAAAGATCAGGTTATGGCCGCTTACGAGGCGATGAAGCCATTTGGCATCACGCTCGGCTACATCGCCGATCTCGGAAAAAAGCAGATGCCGAAGGGCAGGGTGCTCTTCGGGATGGCCCGTGATGTGCTGCGGACCGTGGCGATCTCCACGGGCACGTCCTGGAGCATCCAAAATAACCAGCTCACGGTGGTCAAGGACAGCGAGGCGTCGCCAGGCGGCGCCATCGTACTCAACTCGCGCACCGGTATGATCGGGCTGCCTGTCCAGACGATCGACGGCATTCAGGTTCAGTCTCTGCTCAATCAGAAGATCGGGCCGGGGACGCTCATCCAGATCGACCAAGCGGACATCCAAGAAGCAAAGTTCGACCCCGGCTATCTCGGCGAGGTCAACAATTCGATGATCCCCACGACGGCGGACGATGGCTTCTACAAGGTGCTGGTCGTCAACCATCTGGGCGATACCCGTGGAGAGCCCTGGTATTCGGACATGCTCTGTATCCGGGCCGACGGTAAGGGCCCAATTCCCCTTGGGCTCGTACCCAAGGGCATCAATGTGGATCCGTGATCAATGGACATTCGCGAACGACTGCACGACCAGGAGGAAAGTCTCCGGGCGATGCTGGATGGCTTTCAGGCCAAAATATGGACTGCTATCCCGGCCTCAATCTCGACAGTTCATGCGGACGGCCAGCATGCGACGTTTCAGGCCGGCATAAAATCGATCGTCCGCAACCCGGATGGCACGACGACGGCCGTTGACTTGCCGGTGCTGCCGGACGTCCCGTTGCACTTCCCCTCTGGCGGCGGTGTCACGATGACGTTTCCGGTGAAATCCGGCGACGAGGCGCTTCTGATCTTCTCGTGTCGGCCGACAGACGCGTGGCAGCAGTCCGGCGGCCAGCAGGGGCAGATAGACGCGCGGATGCATGATCTGTCGGACGCCTATGCCCTGGTCGGCTTTAAGTCGAGCCCGAACGCGCTCTCGAACGTCAACACCGACGCGACTGAAATTCGAACGGCCGATGGCAACACGGTCATCAGCCTCAAGGGCGACGAGGTCAAGCTCAAAGCGACCGGCTCACAGAGCACCGTCACCCCGACGTCCGTTGTTCATGAAGTAACCGGCGGCATGCTCGTTTCAATAACGGCTTCGCGGGTCGATCTAGGCGGCTTAGGTGGTCAACCGGTTGAGACAGTCGCTGGCCCATCCTCAAAGGTTTTTGCGGTGATCTGATGCGCTATCGAAAGCTCTCTCCCACGGGTGATTACACCTTTGGACATGGCCAAGCCGACTTTTATCGGGACGTGCCCGAGGCGCCGGCCCAAGCAGTGAAGACGCGCCTTCACCTGCAGCTTGGCGAATGGTTCCTCGACAATACCGAAGGCACTCCATGGAAGACGCGGGTGCTTGGCAAATACACCGGATCCACCCGCGATCCCGTGATCAGGACACGCATACTCGGCAGCCAGGGTGTGACGGGCATCGCTGATTATTCCAGCGCGCTCAATCGCGACACCCGAGGTTTCTCGGTGAATTGCACAATTGATACGCAATACGGCGCCGCCGTGGTTTCGGAGACGATGTAATGGCAACCACGCCGGTTTGCACGATCGACGCGACTGGAATTCATGTTCCGCAATATTCCGACGTCCTGACATATCTGCAGAACGCCTATCGTGCGATTTACGGCGCCGATGTCTACCTCGAGCCGGACAGCCAGGATGGGCAGCTGCTCGCGATTTTCGCCTTGGCGATTTCGGATGCCAATTCAATGGCAGCGGCGGTCTATAATTCGTTCTCGCCTGCGACCGCCCAAGGCGCGGGGCTTTCGAGCGTCGTCAAGCTCAATGGCATTCAGCGCGGCGTGGCGTCTTATTCATCGGTGGATCTGACCCTGATCGGCCAGGCCGGCACGACGATCACGAACGGGATCGCATCCGATACCAACGGCAATCAATGGCTTCTGCCGGCGAGCGTGACGATCCCATCGGGGGGGGAGATCATTGCGACTGCCACAGCGGCCGAGGCTGGAGCCATTCTGGCCGACGTCGGAAGCGTCAACACAATCGCCACCCCGACACGAGGCTGGCAATCGGTGACGAATGCCTCTGCCGCCGCTGTAGGTGCACCGGTGGAGAAAGATCCAACACTGCGGAAGCGCCAGACGACATCGACCATGCTGCCGAATAAGACAGTCCTTGAAGGCATCATTGGCGCCGTTGCCAATCTGACCGGCGTTACCCGATATGCCGCCTATGACAATGACACTGATGTCACGGATTCGAATGGCATCCCCGGCCATACTTTTGCGCTCGTGATCGAGGGCGGCGATGCCCAGACGATTGCCAACACGATCGCACTGAAAAAGGGCGAAGGAGCCGGCACGTTCGGCACGACCAGTGAGACGGTCATCAATCAGTATGGCGTGGCGAACATTATTCGCTTCTCTCGGCCCACATTGGTGCCTATCTCAGTAGCAATCACCGTGAAGGCGCTTGCCGGCTACACCACGACGGTCGAAAACTCTATGAAAACTGCCGTTGCCGACGAGATCAATTTGACTGCTATCGGCGGTGGCCAGAGCGGCGTTGTCGAATGGGATACCGCCGTCTCTGCCGCTAAGAGCATTCCGAGTTCTTCTGCGTTTCGAGTGACCTCAATGACGCTTTCCCGGGCCAGTGGATCTGGCACGCCCGACGTCCCGCTTGCCTTCAATGAAGCGGCTACATGTGACGTCACGGATATTTCGGTCACGGTGACCTGATGGCGAGCGTTGACGATTATCTCGCTCGCATCACGAGTTACCATCGCGGCCAGCCGGATTTCACAGCCACACTGGCTGCGCTGGTTCAGCCGTTGGTGGATGGTCAGAACTTTCTCGGCTCATTGCCGGCCGCGTTCGACATCGATTATTCGATCGGTGTCCAGGAAGACGCAGATGGCGCTTGGGTTGGTATCAGCCGGAATATTCCGGTTCCGATCCCGAACGTATGGTTTTCGTTCGATGATCCAAAACGCGGGTTCGATCTTGGCATCTGGAAAGGTCCATACGACAGCGACACTGGTATCACCGTTCTTGACGACGACACCTATCGGACGCTGATCCGCGCAAAGATCGCGGCGAATATCTGGGATGGAACGGTCGAGAACGCGCCCGATGCGTTCGATATCATCTTCCCGCAGCCGTCAAACGCCCGTGTGGAGCTTCAAGGGCTGAATGATGATGGCTCTTATTCTCTTCTGACCGGACTAACCGATAGCGGTTTGCGAGTAGTACTTTCAGCGTTTCCGGCGCTCTCCGGCACGCTTCTCTTTGTTCTCGATAACCAAGACATGACGATGACGGTTGGCATTGCTGGAGAAATTCCATCGCTGCTGTTTCTGGCAATTCTTGAACAGGGACTTTTACCGATCAAGCCGGCAGCCGTTCGCGTGAACTACGAAGTCACCTCCGTCAATAGCGCCCCAGTTTTCGGCTTTGACGTGCAGAACGATTACATCGCCGGTTTCGATACCGGTGCATGGGGCGTGGACCCGACCTACTTCACCTCCTGATCCCCGGGGAAAACATGACCGAAAATCAATATCTACCGTTCGGCACGGCCGGCGGAGCAAATGTGCTGTCGCCCGCTGAGTACTTAGCACTTGCAGCGCGCCTTTCTGGTTTCGCAGCAGGCGTAGCTCAATCTGAAGAGCTCAATACGGTCTGGCGCCAGGCGTCCGTCGTTGCGGCAATGATCGGTCAATTCGTCGCCGATATTGGCGGATTTGATGCGCTTGACGATGGCAGTGTCGCAAACTTGCTGGCTAGCTTCGAGCGAACAATTCAGGGCGGAAAACTCAATTTTTCCGTCGCTGGCGGCACTCCCAATGATGTGACCGTGACGCTCAACCCCGCTCCTGCAGCTTTGACCGCTGGGATGTCGTTCAAAATCTTGATAGGGACTGCACCCACAAGCGCAATGACGTTGAACGTCAACGGCCTCGGCGCAAAAAGCATCACCGATCAACTTGGCAATGCGATACAGGCTGGCGCATTCTCGGCGGGATCAATCGTTGAATTCACCTTTGATGGCACGAATTTTCGTGTAGATACCACAGCCAAGCCCGGACGATATCTCAACACGCAGATATTGACGGCCTCGGGCACGTACACCCCTACAACGGGATGCGTTCTTGCCCGTGTAAAAGCGATCGGTGGCGCCGGCGCAGGTGGAGGCGCTCCTGCGTCTGGCGCTAGCACAGTATGTTTTGGTGCACCCGGAACGGAAGGCTCATATGCTGAGGGTTGGGTGGTTATAACAGGTCCGGTCAATTACACGGTCGGCGCTGGCGGATTGCAGGCTACTGGTGCCCCTGGTGGAAATGGCGGCACGACGACTTTTGGCCCGATCTCATGTCCCGGCGGTCCTGGCGGCGGTATTGCTGGCCCGACTGCGCCAACCTTTGCTGCCGCTAGCACTCAAGGCACAATTGCCTCTGGTGGTTCCATCATGAACAAAAGTGGCAACTTAGGTGGCTTGTCGATAGGATTTTCCACAACCGCAGGGTTTGGCGGCGCGGGCGGTGGTGGGACGATGGGTTCACCACCTGGATATCAGGGTATCAATTCCAACGGCCCATCCGCCACCCAACCAGGCTGCGGCGGTGCTGGAACCTTATCTGCGGGGGGCAATGGCGCATTGACAGGCGGCAATGGCTTCCGTGGCCAGATCGTTATTGAGGAGTATGGCTTCTAATGATTGCGCAAGTTGTTAAGGACGGCACGGTCATCAACATCATCGAGATCGATGATACCGCAACGATAGTTCCAAATGGCTCCAGTGTCGCTGGAGGGCCAAGCGGAGAATGGACCGCCCCTGCCGGCACAAAGATAATGACCGTAGCTGGTGCTGGCTTAGGATGGATCGTGTCCGGAAAAACGCTCATACCACCACCGCAAGAATAACCGTCAGGTCCTACAGGTCGCTAATAACGGCGACCTTCATATTCAGGACATTGATGCTGCGTACTGGCTCGCAACATTCAATTACAGGATAAAATCTCATGAAGCTTACCAAGCTCCTGCTCGGTATTGTGGCAGCGTGTGCCCTTATTTCGGGCGCTCATGCTCAGACCACAAGCGGCGCCATTGAGCAACTTCCAATCCACACACTGTCTCACGTCATTGGACATGATGGCGGAGGCCATGTCGGCCGAGAGCCAGTAACCGACTTCCTCAAGCCTGGTTCGACATCTCCGACGGCCGGGAACCTCGCCTGTTGGGGAAGTAGCGCCAATCTGATCACGGATTGCGGCTCTCCTGGTTCGATGGCTTTCCAGAATTCGAATGCTGTAGCAATTACGGGTGGCTCTGCTATTTTCACCGGGATCACGACAGCACCAACAAAATCACAGGGTGACAATTCCACAAATGTCGCCACGACAGCCTATGTTGACACTGGCCTGGGAACAAAGGCCAGTTTGGTGGGCGGCGTTATTTCGATCGCACAAGGCGGCACCAACTCGGCGACCGCTGCAGGGGCTCGGACGAACCTCGGGCTCGGAACAATCGCGACGCAGGATGCAACTGCAATATCCATTACAGGCGGATCGATCACCGGGATCACTGATCTCGCTGTGGGCGATGGTGGCACAGGATCAAGCACGGCTGCGGGGGCAAGAACGAATCTTGGCGCAGCCGCTTCTGGCGCCAATGGAGACATTACCTCCATTACAGGTCTCACGACAGCCCTGTCAGTTACTCAAGGCGGAACCGGTTCTACGTCGGCGGCAGCGGCCAGGACCGCATTAAGCGCCGCCGCATCAGGAGGGAATAGCGATATTACCTCCATTTCGGGACTTACGACGCCATTGTCGGTCGCACAGGGAGGCAGCGGCGCGAATACCGCGTCTTCGGCCAGAACAAACTTTGGCCTTGGCACTGCTGCCACCCAGAATACTGGGACGAGCGGTGCAACGATCCCTTTTTTGAACACAGCAAACACCTGGACGCTGCCCCAGACCTTCTCGGCAAATCCTGTTTTCCCATCGCAATCGGCGAATGTTGTCTTCGCGGCCCCCAATGGAAGCAGTGGCGCCCCATCGTTTCGCGCTCTGGTCGCCCAAGACAGTGGGGCAGGAGTTGTTCAGTACGATCTTTCCCGCAATTCAACGGCGAATAATGCCTCGATAGCGCTTTCGTTGTCCGGCGCTAGCTTCTCTGCTTCTGGTACGGCGGGCACGACTTGCGGCGGAGGCGGGACTTTTAATTTTCCGTGCCTTCAGAATCAGAATATCAGCGCGGATACGGTTGACGCATCGACTGGAGGTGCGCTCGACGGTTGGCAATTTACCCACAACTTTGGCGGCTCGACGGTCAAAGGTGCTCGGCAGTCGGTTGATATCATCTCGACGTTCACGGCTGCTACGAGCGCAAGCAATGCGAACAGGAACTATGTTCCGTTTGCCACCTATATGCAGATTAATTCTGGAGATGGAGGGACCGCTGGGACGCCATTAGGTAATTTTTTCGGTGCTAACCACGTTGTGCGTGGAACAGCAACCAACCTAAATAGCGTCGTCGGTCTAGAAAACGACATCAACGTTTCTGGAACTATGAAATATAGGTTCGGTTTTTCTTCCGTCTCCTTCCCTGGGTCAGAAGCTACTATCGGTGATGCGGCGTATGAGCTTCACGCATCATCCGGAACCGGCTCGACTAATTGGGTAAACGCGCTTTATCTAAGCAATGTCGGCGGTATTGCTCCACTTGCGACGGGCGGGTGCGTTGTCTGCACGGATGGAAGTGCCAACACTATCGCACAAGGCATCGATCTTCACACCTATACTGTCACCGGATACTTCCTTCGATCGGCGAATTTCAGCGTTGATGGCTCGGGAAACACGACAGCTACCAGCTATCGCCTGTCAAACATGCTTTCTACCACCGCCGTGCCAGTCATTGCGAGCGGCTTTTGCACATCGCCGACAATCGCTGCCGCAAATGGGACTGCGGCATTTAAAATCTTTGTCGGATCAGGATGTTCTGCTGGCACTGGAACGCTCACGATGCCCGCCGCAGCAAATGATTGGTCCTGTACCGCATCCGATCTGACGAATCCCGGTTCGCACGTAATCGTTCAGGCTGGGCATAGCACAACGTCGGCGGCGTTTCAGGATTATTCGCGCACCACAGGTGCTGCTCAAACCATGGGATCAGGTGATGTGATCCTTGTCCAATGCTCAGCTCTTTAAGAATGAGGAAATTGACGATGAGGTCTTTTTTTGCCGCCGCTATAATGTTGGCTGCTGGCACAATGGCATTCGCTCAGGAAGATAATGCCTCAAACGCCAATGCGGCAGATGCCGCCCCCGTCCTGTATGCACAGCGCAATGCGATCCTTGATCAACTAACAAGCGCCCAGGTCGAGATCAACAAGCTCAAAGCCGAGCTTGATAAGGTAAAGTCCGAAAATAAATGCCCGAACAGCGAGAAAAACTGACGTAAACGGTATATATCCCTCGTTGAATCTCTCCTGGAAATGGCATAACCATCTATGACTAATTCAACTCATGGGTGGAACCAATGCCAAGCGCTCTTTCGGATAACGTCGACGGCCATCGTAGCAAGTATGAGATCCTGAAAGCTAGCCTACCTCCAGAAGAGGTCGGGAAGGTCTTCGTCGGCGGCTCAGATCCCATCTGGATGGGCTTTTGCGAACTGGAAATGATTCGTCGTTCCAAGGATCTGAATGGTGCCACTGTTGTTGATATCGGCTGCGGTATCGGTCGGCTTACGCAGCACATGTTGCATGAACCACTTACCCGCTATCTCGGCATCGACATCATTCCTGAAATCCTTCAAGACGCCATAGAGATCGCGAAGGATGACAAACGGTTTTCCTTCGAAATTGGGTCTGATTGCAAAATCCCGATGGAAGATGGTGTTGCCGATGTTGTCGTTGCCTATTCCGTCATCACGCACCTTCTCGACGAGGAGACGTTTGAATACCTTCAGGACGCACGCCGAGTTTTGAAGCCTGGCGGTGTGGCGATCTTCTCGTTTCTAGATTTCATGTACGATCGGCACGTAGAGAATTTTTTCCGCCATGCGGCCCAGCACAGGCATGGACACGGGGATATGCTGAAATACACGACCAAGGAAGTCCTTCGTCTTTTCGGTGAGAAGGCCGGGTTTTCGAACGTGCAGTTCGTAGATGGTGTTGATGCGCTGCCTACCAGCGGCAAGACATCACCGCTTATGTCAGAACCACCGAAGAAATTTCAGCTCGGTCAATCTAGCTGTATTCTCACCGCATAGACATCAATCCTAACGTTTGAACATTCAAGGCGTCCTTTGGGGCGCCTTTTTCATTGGAGCCTACAATGGACCGATCGAAGTTTTTCGACGCGGTGCGATCCCCAGTATTCGGAGGAAAGCTATCGCAAGCTCAGGTCAATGGGTTGGAGGCGATTCTGGACGCGGTTGATGCCGGCGCCGTCACGGATCTGCGCCAGGTCGCCTATATCCTGGCAACCCCGATGATCGAAACCGGCGGCTCGTTCGTCCCGATTGTCGAGAACCTGAATTACAGCGCCCAAGGGCTGCTGACGACGTTCAAGAAGTACTTCACGCCGGCGCAAGCGTCTGCATATGCTCGGCAGCCCCAGCGGATCGCCAATCGCGCCTATGCCAATCGAAACGGCAATGGCGACGAGGCGAGCGGCGACGGGTGGAAATATCGGGGCAGGGGTTTCGTCCAGATCACCGGCCGCGCGAACTATGCCAAGTTCTCGACAATCCTCGGCGTTGATCTGGTCGGAAATCCCGATCTTGCTCTAAGTGACGATACTGCCGCCAAGATCATCGTCATCGGCATGCGTGACGGCGTCTTCACCGGCCACAAGCTTTCCAACTATTTTGAACCGACGTCCTCCGACTGGGTAGGCGCTCGGTACATCGTCAATGGGCAAGACAAGGCCCAACAGATCGCGAACTTCGGTCGCCAATTCTGGACGGCGCTGAAGTCTGCGGCATAAGCCCCCTCAACATCAAAGGACAATCCCATGCGCATCTTTACCTTGGCGGCAGTAGCCGCCTTGACGATCTCGCTCGGCTCTTGTGCAGCCCTGCAGAAGATCAATGACTTCTCCATCAGCCAGACGACGATCGACAAAGCCATGTCTGGCTATGACACGGTCTTTCTGGCTCCGGCCAAGAACTACCGCTCTCTCTACGACAAGAACCCATGCCTCGGCTCCGACAAGGTGACGAACGCCAATGGCCTCTGTGCCCAGAAGGCCATCGTTCAGAAGCTCCAGACGGCGGACAAGGCTGTTGAGGATGCTCTGAAGGAAATTCAGGACGACCTCAATGCATGTACGGCCGCTGGCCAGACTTCGTGCTCGGGCATTTCCACCGCCTATACGGCCCTCAAGGCCGCAATCAGTGCTGCTGAACAGATCGCAGCCGATAATGGAGTAAAGTAAATGGCTACTGCTGATGTCATCCTAGCCGACCTCAAGATCGTCGGTTCCGCTCTCGCCCTTCTTCAAGCCCTTGGTCAAGACCTTGGCCCTGCGATTGGGGCCTTCTATCAGCTCGTGTTCATGGGGCAGCCGCTCACTGACGCACAGCGCACAGCCCTTCAGTCGAGCCATCAGGCGCTTTCTGCGGCTCTCCAAGCCCCTTTAGCGTAAGCCGGCCTCCGGTCGGCGAACTACCCTCAAACGGAGCCCTGAAAATGGCTGATACCCAACTCCAAATCAAAGCACAGATGGCCGATGCGGTGACTTCGGCTGTCTCTGACCCGAAGGTCCAGGCCGAGCTATCTGCTGTCCCAGCGATCATCGATGCACTTACTCCCGTCATCGACTCCATCCTGCATTCGACCAACAATGAGCCATGGTATAAATCCCGCGTCACTTGGGGTTCCATCGTCACGGTCATCGGTCTGATACTGAATGCCGCTGGCGTGACCATGGGAGCCAGCACGCAAGAGATTCTTATCTCGCTTGGCGTGACCCTATCCGGCCCGGCTATCTCGCTGTGGGGCCGCTATATGGCGAAGAAACCCCTCGGCTCGTGATCTCCCGCCTCCAGCTCCTCGGGGCCATCATCTTCATAGCCACGCTGGCGGGGTTTCTCCTGCTGGCGTGGCATTCAGTTTTGACACCATAGGGCATCGGCATTTCAAAGGGGCGGCAAGTTGGAAGAGGTTGTTATGCAGTTTCCACAGCGAAGCAAGAAATTCGAATGGAACTTTAATACCATCGTTACGCTCGGCAGCATGATCGCCGGGCTTGTCGTGACCTCTGCGGGCTGGGGCATAACCTATGCCGACATGCGAAACGACAACGCTGATCTTCGAAAGCAGATAACCGATGTCGTTAACCGCATGGACAAAGACGGGGCCGACAGAAAAGCCCAAATCGCCGACGTTCAGCAACAACTCGCCCAGATCGCCCCCCTCACATTTCAAACTACCCGGGCGACTGAAGCCGGCGCCGAAAACAAGAAGGCGATTGAGGCCACGAATGATCGCATCGATCGGATTGTTGATGCCTTCGGCAAAAAGCTCGACACGGCGATCGACAGTATAAACAAAGTCAGCACACAGGTGCAGGTTCTGAGCTCAAAATTCGAGGATTCGCAGGGTAAGCCCGACAAAAGCATTTTCCGAATGCCAGTCGTGAAACCTTAGCTCTGAAGCGGATTGCGGGTAGCGACTAAGCTGTAATCTCTCGCATAAGGCGCCAAAGTCGTGTCGTCTCTTTGTCGGCTTTTTGAAAGGCCTCGGATTCTCTTCCGGATTTCGCGAGAATGTGGCTTGCGCGCGCTTTGGCCTTCGAATGGCTCGTATGTAACTCATTGAGTTTCTTTCTCGCCTCGGGACTGATGACAGTCTGCATTATGAAACCCCTATATTGCCACGTCGCTTGCCTTTATATGGGGAGAGCGGCGTTCGAATGTTAGTGGCTCTACATACGCGAGCGATGCCCACTACCTTTGATCACAGATGCAGGGTGGGTGCTGCAACGATAGCTTGGTATCAATCCCGCACTTCTTTTTCCCTGCGTCTCGCGGCCTTCCATTCCTCATCGGGAAAATGCTCCCAACACCACCATCTGTTCTGGCCTTTGATTGGCTCGTAGCCGAGCAGACCCCAGAGATTACAGCCTGGATGCTCGCAGTAGTGCTCGAAAAGATGGGATAGTGTTCGCGGCGGCGCGGCACCGGTTTCATCGCCCATGTCAGTTCAATTCCTCTTTCGGTGCTTTATCCATGGCGCCCAGAAGCGAATCCGAGAAATACTCCAACGTCTTCAGCGCATCAGCGAAGCGTTGCGCATCCGGTGTTCCCAGAGCGCGCATTCCATTGTCGCGTAGGTCAAGCCCGACCTGCTGTATCACGGCGTTGGTAAAACCGCGCATATCCGCGGTTGTTGATCCAAGCCTGCCCAGCAGATGAGCAATGAGAAAATCGTG